CTGCTTCCCACCCCTCACGGAGTTTCTTGGAATAGTTCATCGGGTCGTCTTGGCCTTGAGTTGAAATACGAACCCACTTAAATGTGTAACCTTCTTTAGGAAGAGGGTCAGGCAACATGTTAGGTGGAGTCCAATCTTGGGTGCGTACTTCCTGTTCACGCTTCTCTACAGAACGAGGGGTACGAGATGCTTTTGCTGTATCAGACATGTTTATGTCTCCTAATTTTCAAGCGCAACAAACTGCTTTGCGTATTCCTCAAGAGGAACACCCAAGCGTTTAGCTACGGCCACCTGTGAAGGTGATAATCGGACTTTCTTTGAGCGGCCTGTTTGATTGCCACCCGGCGTAACCACAGAGGTTGCGGTCCCTTTACGGGATTGGTCTGGTGTGTCCTGCACCGAACCAGTAAACTTGTGTGGAAATTCTTCACGCATCCTTTGGTTTATCATGTCGTAATAACGTTCACTGGAAATCTCCACGCCGCTATTAACAACTTCATCGTGAATTGCGTATGCCGCATTGGTCATTACACGGTCACGATTAAACCAAGGATTTTTCGCTGCCCAATCAACAGCCCTTGAGTCTGGTGGTGGGTCAAGCGGCGCATGAGGTTCATAGTATTCTGGCGCAGCCTGTTGCTTTAAGTTATCCAGCTTACCTGTCTGTGAGCTTGCTTGGATAAGCCTCTTCTGGGCTTCAACCAACTTATCCGCTTCACCTTCTTCGTAAGCCTTCTTAAAATCAGACGTTGCCTTGTCAATGTCAGAAGTAATTCTTGCTTCCATCTCTGACACAGAGGTGTTTGAAAATTCCTTTGCGGTATTTCGCAAAGCGTTATTTTCTTCCATTACCCTCTGGGCTACTTTGTAATACTCATCACGCTGACGTTCAGCTTCCTTCTGCTTATGAACTAAATCATCAATACGTTTTTGAAATTTGGATGACTTCTTAGGAGAGGGCGTATCTTCGGCTGCCGCAACAGTATCCCCTGCATCGTCATCTTGAACCTGTTCCTCAACCTTTGGAGCCTCTTCTTCAGCTTCCTCAAGTTCAATCTCAAGCTCGTCTTCTTTAATATCTTCTTCGTTCATGCTGTTGCCCTCGACACTTTAGTTGGGTCATCTACAACAGCTAGAATCGCGTCATCATTCATAAGACGCATCTCAATGCCATCATAGTCGAAGCGGTGACCTGAGTATTTACTCACCATCACCCAGTCGCCCTCTTGACACCAAGGACCAGCGGCGAACCTAGAATCCGTTTCGGGGTACGCAGTCGCACCAACGGATATAACTTTTCCAACAATCGAAGCAACGTCTTCACGACTTTTGACTTCTGACGGTAGTATTACACCACCTATCGTTTTTTCTTCTACCTTGGGCATCACAATAAGAACGTGATATCCCATAGGTTTTGGCGGGTTGTCAGGCACGACAACCGCGCCCGTACTGTATACGGACGACATTTATTACCTCATTAGCTTATTTAAGGGGCGGTCAAGCTACGCCGTTAGTCCTCATCAGAGGACTTCGATAGTAGATTTAAAAGCTCTCGCTCTGCTATCGCCAGACCTTCAATCTGACCGACAGTTCGCTGATAATCCTCAAAGGTCTTTGCAGACCCAAGCGCTAGGTTATCAGTTAATTCATTCATGTAAGTTCTTATTGTTTCACGATGTACTTTCGTAAAAGCATGAACGCTATGTTCGCTCAAGGGAAAAACTCCTAGTGTAAATATAACATGTGTTTACTGGTCAGTGCCTAATTTAATTGCGGTTAGACTTAGCTAGGTCAGCGGCAACTTTCATTTCGGCTATTTCACGCTGTTGTTTTAGTCGTTCTCTCTCAAGCTGTTGACGCATGGTAGCTTTTTGCATTTCAACATTTGCATCAAGCTGCGCCTCTTGAGCCTCTTGCTGTACCTTTGCTTGCTTAACCTGTATCTCAGCTTGCTGCTGTTGAACCACTGGGTCTTGCGCTGCTGCCATCTGCTGTTCAAGCACAGCTTGCTGCTGGGCCTTTCCAGTAATCTGAGCGGCTGCTTGCGCTGCCACTGCTGACAATTGACTTTCTTCTTCTTCTGAAAGCCCCTTATCATTCTCGGTTGACAGAGGTGGAAGCTGAGTACCCATAAGTTGTTCAGCTTCGTTGCGGTACTTATGCGCCATATGTTCCGATATATGAGCGGATATTGCTTGAGCAATCATCTGTCCCATCGGGTTTTGTTTGAGGCTTGGGTCTTGCATCAAGGACATGTGGGCAGATATATGGCTGTCATGGTCCTGATATGCAAAGACCTTGACTGGCGCACCTGACATTATACGAGCATTCTCAGAGACGGGGTCATAAGGAGATATGTTCGTTGGGTCAGGAACAATTTCGTCCACACCGTCCACGCCAACAGTGTTGAGAAAAGACCTATGGAGTTTTCTCAAATCGTATAGTTGGGGCGCAGCCTGTGCTGTTTGCAACGCGGCTTGCTGCTGCATAATCCGCTGGGCAAACGATGTGGCGTTGGGGTCAGAAACAGGTATGATATCAACTCGGTCGTCAAAGTCTGACCTCGCAATTAACGAATCTGCCCCAACATCATATGGATACGCTGGTAGTGTATCCTTTATTATATTAGCCAGTAGCTTGAACTCACGGCGTAGGCTGTTGTGAAGCCTCGCATGCACCGCGCTCATAACTTTCATTGACCGTTCTATTAAAGCTATTGTTGTGCCGACTGGTGCTTCTTGATTACCCTCACCAATCTGTAAGTCTGCTATCGAAGCAATCCTTCTACCTTCCTCGACCAGAACTCCCATCAACTGAGAGAGCGTGGGAGAAGGCTCCTTGAATGGTAAGGGTAAGATGTTATCGCGGATTGCACCCCCAGGAAGGTCTATATCTCTAAACTCTCCGGGTTCAATCGGCTTGTCATCTCCCTTAATTCGTAAGCCTCTGGCTTTAAAACCAGCGGGAAGGTTCGCTAGTGTGCCAGCGTCAATCAGTTGTCGAAGAATGCTGGTCGATGACTTTGCTATACTTCCAATAAGATGGATAAGACCAAAGCCGTAGAACCCCAGACCGGGCTGAAACTTGTAGTGGACAAAGTGCTGAAGGGGTTCAGCTAGTGCATCATCCTCTTCATAATTACGGCGAATTGATAAGACAGTTCCGCTGGATTGGTCAATGGTGACAACGTAGGGGAGTTGGAGTCCTGTCGGCTCTCCGTCTCTTTCGTCTTCAAATCCGGGCAAGTCGAGTTCAACGAAGACTTCAAGGAGTGTTCGGATGTCTGACTCTGAGACTTCCGTGACACCTGTGAGTTCATCATATTTGGTTTTAACGCTGTCGGCTTCATCAGATATATCTCCTAAGTCAGTATCACGGTAGAACCCATTCAACTGGAGCCGTCTAACAAAGTTATCAGACTTCCGCATAACGTGTGTGTAACGTGGGGATGATTTGATATCTGTAGTATCATAGCTGACGACAAAGTCTTCAGCAGGAACAAATATACTCTCTGGTCGATTGTGGTGAGGGTCGTAGTACACTTTCCTGAAGCCAGAGCCAGCAAGTGCAGTTTTAAATAGTAACTGTTCAGTTGAGGGACGGTACTCTTCCATCTCTTCGGTCAGAAGATAGTTCATATAATCCTGAACTCTTCGGGCCTGTTCCTGACGCTCATCTGTCTTATTGCCGATAACGGTTGTTCTGACCGGGCCATTGTTTGGAAATATTTCCATCATGGCCTGTGAAACAAACCTTATTACTGCTTCGCTAAGAATTGGATGGGTGACACCTGTAGCACCTTCAAATGGTGTGGTTCTCTCCTCAACCTTTACACCAAGCAAGTCCAAGCCAGCAGTGTAAGCGTCTTCCCATTCTCCGCGAGATGCTCTGTCGTCATCGTAAGCAGCAATCAAATCCCCAGCCAAAGAGCCAAGGTCACCTTCATCCATGTGTTCGGCAAGGTTTGCGTCAAAAGGAATTGGCTCTTCTTCCATCTCTTCTGGTGGGGTGAAGTCAATAACAACGCCGCCTTCGCCATCTTCAATAGCTACAGCATCAGGATTAAGAATCCCTATGGTCATGTCATCGGTGGACTGGACGGCTTCTGTTAGTTCTTCTTCCATAACTAGTCCTTAGTTAAAGGGTTGCTTGCTGATACACCCATCCACTTGCTCCACTCTTGGTAGTAGTGACGCATTCCAACTTCATCGTGGATAGTTGAGTTCTCATGTCTGCCATGCAGAATATTGCGCGGCTCTGTTCCCTGTCTCATGGTTGTGCCTTGACCAGCAACACCAATCAGGTCTTCGTGAAGGTTTCTTCCGAATGGACCCCAGATAGAGTTGTGATGTTTTATTCTTGTTTGGCGTTCTTCAGGTGTATCGCTTTTTAATCCATACCCCCTGAACTCAATCATAACCTTATCAGGCCCAAGAGGTGTAACGCTGTCGCTTCGATAAGCACTGCCGCGAAGATTAAAATTAAATCCGGGAAATAAATCCACCATGTACCATTGATTGGGTGGGAGAGTAGGGAAACTAAGCTCTCCTCTATCCTCAAAGCCATCGTATTCTTCGTAGTTAACCGTGAAACTGCTGACGTTAACGTGACCATTATCGAATGGTATATTTTTTCTAGCAAAATATTCATCGTTAAAGCCCGATACGCGGTTAAAATAATGCATGAAATCGTGGTAAAATTCGCTGTTTGTGTCGTGCCACAGCTTGTAATTCGTGTCTATTATGGCCTTATGGTAGTGAAATACCTCTAATGGTTCCGTATCTATAGCTGACAGGATGCAGTCAAACGCACCACCTATCCATTCATCAAGGCTCTGACGGGGGTCTGGGTCAAGAGTTGTCCACACCATCCCACCATACTTGACTTCACTGTGCAGCTTGTCCCAGTAGCCGTGACCTGTTGGGTCGAACTGGCCTGAGACCGCTCTTATTCCCTCGTTTTTGTAAACCTCAATACCGCTTTGCCTGTGAACAGCTATTACATTCTGGTTAGCTATACTGCTTGTCCTGAAGCATCCTGTGTTAGGAAGTTCACTTTCGTGACAGATAGGAATCCATACCTTTGAAAATATGTTTTCAAGTTCTTGTTCATACAGTCCGTGGTCTGAGTAGATGAGGGAACTAACAAAATCTACCTTCGGCTTCTCAAGCCACTTCTTGTGATTTCTTGGCGGCATCTAATCTCCCTAGTAGTAAGGTTCTCTTCGAGGTGACTTCCATTCGTCTTCCAAATCTTCGTAGTCGCTTCCCAAAGTAAGGAAGCCACCTTGTCTGAAGCGCATCAGCGCCAAGGTCGTGCAGTCCACAAGGTCGTCATGCGCTCCGTTAGGGAACGCCGCACATTGCTCAACCACTTCTTCAGCCCAGCGAGTGGCTGGATACCAAACAATCTTGTTCGCAAAGATGTCAGTGATTGAATTAACCCGCGATAGTTTATCTTGACCGCGACTCGGAGTGTAATCAGTGACAGGTATACCTGATGCTCGTAGTTCTTGTATGAGAGGCAAACCCGCCGCTTTAGCTTCGATAAGGTATCCATCAGGTTCGTAAGCATAATATTGTTCTAAAGCCCTATTCTTAAGTTCAGGAAATTCCAGTTTTTCGTTAATCGCATCCAGAAGGATTATGTTCGGGACTGTCTGCCCATCCTCGTTTGTGTGGTCAAAAACTCCCCATGTGGTGATGGCTGAGTAATCTGAACGGGCATTTTTGGTGTGCGCCGTATCAACAGACTGGATTATATACGAGCAGTTTGGCGGCGAAGAGCCTCGCCATTCTCTCCAATATTCACGCTTTATCAGCGCACCTTCTTCTGAGGTGGGCTGCTGCTGGTACTGGGCTGACCACTTTGATATGGGCAGTTCAGCTTTCAGAGCATCAAGTTCGGCCTTACTCCAGAAGTCAGGCCATAAAGGTTCACCGTCTTCGTAGAGGGCAGGGAGTTGGATTACTTCCCACTGGTCGGAGCCTTTGCGTTCCTCTGATGACTGAAGGATGTGACCCGTCAGGTCCAGTTCATGCCACCGTGTCATCACGATTATAATAGCACCGCCCGGTTGCAGACGCTGTCTTGGACCAGAGGCATACCATTCATAGACACTGTCAAAATAATCCAGAGACGGATTGATACCCGCTGTCTCTGAGTGCGGGTCATCTATTATTAACAAGTCAGCACCACGACCAGTCATCGCACCGCCGACACCAACAGCGAAGTATTCACCCCCGCCTGATACATCCCAACGACCAGCCGCCTTAGAGTCAGCACGAAGCGTGACGTTGGAAAAAACCGACTTGAATGACTCAGCGTCAATAAGGTTACGAACCTTTCGACCAAACCGAACAGAGAAATCTGCGGTGTGTGTCGCCGCAATTATCTTCTTGCTAGGGTCTTTACCGAGCATCCAAGCGGGAAGGAGCCATGAGGTAAGCTCAGACTTACCGTGGCGAGGAGCTATGTTGATGATGACCCGCTTCAACTCGCCGTTGGCTACCCTCTCAAACTTTTCTGCCATAATACGGTGGTGCGGCCCCTCAATAAAGGAAGGCCATACCACCTTAACAAAATCTAAAAAACTGTCCTTTGCCTTGTCTATCTGCTTGGCTTCATGCCATTTAGCTAGGGCTTTGGTTACAGCTTCGTAGTGATGAGGTGGAAGTTTATCAATATTTTTGAGTAGTTCTTGTGCAGACGTTTCAGTCACAACTCTCTTTTCCCGCGCAATCAGAGGGGAAACAGTGATACTTTAATTTATAGTATTTGTTCTCGTAACTCTCGTCCCACATATCTGCAAGAAAAACACATTGGTCCTCAGTCATGTGTTGCAAGAGACGCGATTGGTTTCCGATATATTCCCATTCGTCTCCATTGTGTCCCCACATGGTGATGACTAAAATGTAAGTTTTTAAATCCATTTGGCTCCACAATATAAAATAACATGTGTATCTGTTTCACCGCCAATATTTCTAGCGGTCATCCCCAGACCCCTGAAGAGTTCCATTCTCTTTGCGAACACGCAGCTTCTCAAGGTTAGCGGTAGCCACTGAGGCGAGGGTTACGTCAATGTCACAGGCAAGCTGACTGATGTACCACAGGACATCACCCAGTTCCTTGCGGATAGCCAAGCGGTCGTTTGAAGACATGTCTCCATCCTTGTCGCGGTAAATCTTTTTAATCTTCTCACAGACCTCACCAGCTTCCCCTGCTAGGCCAAGGGCCGGGTACAGAACTTTCAACTCGTTCTTGTAGATGGCTGTCTCGCGAGACTTCTGTTGGTATGTGGTAAAGTCCATTATTTCTTTTTCCTCTCAGGGTAGATAACCAAAATCTTTCTCTTGTTCTTCTTGAAGAAACGAATCTTGCTTTGAAGAAACGCTAGCCGTCTGCGGTTTCTCTCTATCCTTCTGTCAGTCATTGACTACTCATTGAATGATAGAAGAACCAAATCTCTCAAATCTATCATCGCTCCCTTTGAACGATTGCCATCCCCGCCTTTCTTCACGCGGTTCTTGGTTATTGCTTCTTCGACAAGAATCTTCAGCCCGTCAGTCGAAACGATTATGGTCGAGACGTTAGTAACGAATGCCCATAGCTCTGCTTCTGTTCTCATAATTCCTGAGGGCTTGCCGTTGCACTCAAACTCTACAAAGACCCTCTTGGTCTTGTGCGCGATAAAGTCCCGCTTGACTTCCATCGTGTCCCCCTCAAGGAGACCGCCAAGCCACTTCTCTGCTTTCTGACCTCTCTTCAGGTCAAAACGGAAGTCGTTGTTATACTCCAAGGGTTACCCTCTAGGCTTCCCGCCGTTGGTGACGTTCTCTATAAACATCCCGTATTCAGCCGATTTATTTAAATCCTGTAACCCACCCTTGTATTTCCAACGCCAGCTATACTTCAGCATGTTGCCGTGGCAGTAGTTGATGAAGCCTTCGTCCCCAAGGCAAGCGTGGATAGCGTCAATACACTCTATCCCTGACTGATTATAGTGAGAGGGCTGACGAACCATTTCATCCTGATGGTCCTCATATTTCTGCTGCTTGTTGTTGAAAGCGTCAGGCTCAATCATTAAATCCTCTTGCGAATTCTTCGTAATATTCTGCATCTGCTTCTTCATCCACGCTTCGTGCCTCATCAGTCGCTTCCTCTTCAAGTCGTCTGCGGAGAGCCTTGTAGCAGTCTTCTCCGTGCCATGCGCCCCAGTGGACATAGTGACCGCTGCCAAGGGCAACCCAGTCATCCTCACTGGCCCTGAATCCTTTACCGCACCCCGCGCACTCAAGTTGGATGGTTGAGGTGCTTTTTTCCAGCCGGGTTTTTTTTGCACGTTTACGCACTCCCGCCATATGGGTGGTCTCCGATGTTTCCTCTGACTGCTGTCTCTGCGCCCATGAGGAAAAGCATCCAAGCGGCTGAGTCATCACTGACCTCGTATACCGAAAGGTTCTCTACGGCGGCTGCGAACCACTCTTCCATCATCGCCTCGTCATAGTCGATGTCGCCTTCGTCAGTTATCCAGATAAGGTCTTTGCGGGTTGCAGCTTCTGTCATAGGGGTCTTCCTCGTTTCTGGGTGGAAGGGTGATAGAAGAAGACCCCCGTTCTCACAGCGCATGCTTGACCATGCAGATTCACCTTATGTTCTATTACTGGCACTGTCAACTCTGAAATATGTATGACGTAGGTGTTGACACTACAGATTCCTGACGATATAACCGAATGAGTGGTCGGGGGTTTTACTCCTTCTCCCCGGCTGCTTTTAAATCTCCCTAGACTCGGACCAGCTTGTAGCGCATTCAGGCTGGTCCCCTTTTAAAGAGGTTTTATCGTTATGAAGTTCAGCAATATCTTCGCCTTTATGCTCTTTTGCTATGTAGCGTTCTCACTTTCCTTCATAATTTCCTTTATAATTCACTAAATATCCCCACCGGGGGTAGGATTCCTTGGCCTTTTTCCTGTGTTTTGGGGGAAAGGGGTATGGGATTGGTTGGAAAAAGCTGGGATTGTGGGTGTTTAGTACTATGTATACGCGAGTGTGGGTGAGTGTGCGTACAGGGGGGTGGGGGTAGGCAGGGAAGACACCCTCTATCTGTCAAGGTACACCCCGATTTGAGGGTGAGCCTTGCAATCCCCTAATTTCCGCCACCAGAAACCAGCGATATCAGCTACTTATCGAACAGTTGCACCACGGTACTATCTTCAAGTGCGGCTGCTATTGCTTGTTGTAGCTCACTTTCCGCCGTTTTGCTGTTTATTGTGGTGTTGGTCTCGACACGGTCAGCACCGAATGCGTCCACACCTTGCAGCTTGCCTATCAATTCCCATGCCCTGACCCGCGCTGCTGGGCTTTCAGCGGCGGTTGCTTCCAATAACAGTCCTTCCTGCACTCGTTGACGCAGCGAGACCCCCTGCAAGCGGTGTTGAGCCGTTATATCAGCGTTTAACTGGTCAATGCGCTGGGTTACGTTCAGGTTATCCAGCAATCGGCATGCTTCGGCCCTTACGCTACTGGGTTTCATCTTTTCGCAGTCGTAGGCCGCCCTGTATGCCGCTGATGCATTGCCTTTGCTATCCCCCGTGACATATGCCTGAGCGAATGCTTCCTGCTTAACAGTCAACCCGTGGGCTGTCGTGTGCTTCTTACTTGCCATTGTTTCTAGTCCCTTTGTCTTATCCCCTTACAGTGTACCTTATCCCTTATCCCCAATGCGGTTATTTCCCCGCCCCGTTTGGGGCTTTCTTTGTCAGGAAACTTTTTTGACTAGCACCCCTTGAAATAGGCTTTGTCAGTACATATTTCTGACTTGACGCCCAAGTTGCGTCATTGGCCCCCTAGCATTTTTGGGCCGCGCTGTTTGACAAAGTTCATACCGACACCGCTCACACGGTGACCCCACGCCCCGCTGCAATGTTGGCAGTCGGACAAGGGCTGGCCTAATGGCTGCACTGGCAGTTCAATTCCCGCCCCCCGATACTCCGCATAGGCGGCAGGACGCTGGCTTCGGTTCGCTTTTTCCCATCGTTCATAAGACTACAAACGCTAAACGCAAGCAACGTTGCGCTAGACCCCTTGGAATTGGTCAATCGCGCTGCTGCACATTAGACCCACTGGAACTGGTGCATCATCAGGTGTTCGTTAGACCCGTTGGAACTGGTCAATTGTCCGGCTGCTGTTAGGTGTAGGAATTCAACAAACCGTCCTAACAGCAACCCTTCACAGACCCCCAACTTGGCAGGGTAACCATTCCCCACAAAGGACGCTTTCCAATACTGATTGAGACCCCCAGACTGGGCAGGGCCACCACACCCCGCAGATAGGATGTTATGCAGTCGAGACCCCCAAAGCAGGGCTGCAACGTTGACCGTGTAATAAGAGGTTGCACGGTTGGAATTAAAATTGTCTTCGGACCCCTTGCCACTGACCATGACAGGTTGTCGCTTCGGCGGCTGGCGGTGCTGACCGCCACATTGCATCAAGTTTGCCGCACCCGTGGAAAAAGTGACACGGGTTGCCGTAAACATCAGCCATTGACTAGCCAACATGACATGCCAGTGCAGGAATGCAGGGCGGTCAATGATGAAAACACAGTTTCAGGCGGCAGGGCTTCGGTCCTGTCACCTTGTGAGGGCTTGGTTATCTCCCTTGCCAAGCCCTGACACGGTGAACACCTCACCGCATTGGAACTGAAAAGGAACTTTCCAAACCATGAATAAAAAAACAAACCCCATAAAAGACCAAATCAACATCCGAAAAGTGGAACGCCTCAACAATTCAAGTGTCGGCAACCCACGCTGGGCATTGCATACAGCATTCGGAGTTTTCAAAACAAAGTCTAACGCAGCTTGTGCTTATGAAGTTTGCACAAACTGGGAAGGGCGGCTGGTTAATATAGTTTATGAGCAAACCCCCAAGGGTAAGCAAATAATCAGCTTTTCACATCTTTAGAAAGGAGGGCCACGGCCCATGTCACAAGTTGCAAAATTTGAATTAATGCCTGAAACCCGCGCAACGTGGGTTGGGGTAAATAGTCAAGAATATGTTGTGATAAACAAGTCCATTGGCTGCTGGACGTTATACATCGAACCCCGAACAGCCAAAGGTAAGCATCATCATTCCAGCCATAACACCTATGAGGAAGCGGTAAAAATGGCAGAAACGGTAACGCCTTGGACGACAAATTTTGGCGTGGATAAATCAGATTTTCTGCAAAAGTTAAACGAGCTTTACGATATCGCCTATGAGCAAGGTGAAAGTGTCCGACGTAGAGAGGGTGGGGGCCGCGATATCGAATGGTTCCAGATTGCCTGTTCAATCCAAAAAACAACAAAATACATCAAAGGCTTGATAGAAGTGGAAAGAAAAAATGACAAATAGACCTATTATTTGGATGATTAAAGATGGTGCGCTGGCAGCATTCGCTGGAACAATGGCGGTGGTGCTGTTCAGTGAGGGACTGACTGACCTTTGGATACTGGGAATGATAACAGCAATTTTTGCTGGTATCAGTTGCGCGGGGCATCTTGAAGATATCCTCTCGCGGTTCCCTCTTAACGAGGGTGAGCATCGTCACGCCTTGACTAAGTCAGAAACAGAGATTAACTAGTCAATATTTATCTGGAAGAGGAAATAATCACATGGCTACAAATATTCAAAAATCCGCAGTTATTGTTCGCCTTGAAATCTCACAGTGGGGTGGTGAAAAGATTGACCGCTCAGTGTCTGATGAAGTTGCGAACAACAAGAACGCAAGCAGCAAGGCTGGCAAATATGTTAAGTCCTTGTTTGCCGATAACGAGATGCTAAAGGAAATCAAAAAGGTTGCTGGCAAGGCTAGAAACCTGAATAAAGAATTGACCTTGCCATACGCAAAAGGTCAGGACTTGATGCCCGTTACCATGTTCGACTTTCACAAAGAGAAAATCGGCAACCTCAAAGATATTTTTGACGGGCTGGTTGAAGACTTCCTGAAAAAATACGAGCGACACCGTGACCGCCAGCAAGGCCGTCTGGGTGAGATGTTCAACGCTGATGATTATCCAAGTGTTGAGGCTGTACGCGAGAAATTCAGCATGACTATAAATTATGAGCCATTGGCTGATAATAATATGTTCGACAAGATGTTTGGCTCTGAGGAACTTGAGCAACAGTTAATCGAAAACGCAGAAACCCAGATGCAGTCTCGTATTGACGGGGCAATGCACGATTTATGGGAACGCCTGATTAGCCGTGTTGAGTTGTTCCATCATAAGATGGTCAACTATAAACCCGCAGTCAAAGGTGAAAGCAAGGTTGTAGATGGTTTCAAGGATAGCCTAGTTGAAAATATCCGCGACCTTTGTCAGGTCTTGCCCCGTCTTAACCTGACTGGTGACGCAGACTTAAATAATTATTGCGAGTTGGTGAAACAAAAACTCGCAGTCTTAGATGCTGGTGATTTACGAGAAAATGAAGTTGCGCGGAAATCAGCAGCGAATGAAGCCCAAGGCATCTTGGATGCTATGGCTGGATATGGAGTAGCAGCATGAAAGCAGTAGAACGAATGCAAAACTGGAAAGCCCATAACGCAGTGTGTTGCCGTGAACAGGTGACACCGCTGCCGTGGGAAACATTCAAAATTGTGCAGCGAATACACGACAATCAAAACACTGACAAGTCAGTGGTTGATGAAGCAGTAAAGCTGGCAAAAAAAGCTCACCTTAAAAATGGAAGGAGATTGTCAACTTTTATCCCTGCAAAAAAATGTGACTAGTGTCAGTCAGAAATATGTTTGACATCGTCAGTTATAATACCCATATTAAAAACGTCAGTATGAAAGCGAGATTATTATGCAAAAATCTACAGAAATGAATATCGCAACGGTCAGCCCTTCAAAATGGTTCGACTATGCAAAGCAATGTATCCAAGCAGATTTGCCCCTGATGACTTGGGGTAAGTCAGGCGCGGGTAAATCGGATATGATACACCAATTAGCAGAGGCTCTGGGGTTTGACGGGTGCATAGATGTGAGGTTGTCTGTCACTGACCCGTCAGATTTAAAAGGTGTGCCTGTACCAGTCAGACTTGAAGATGGTACTGTTGTTAAGGTTCAATGGGCTAGAGATGGGCGACTGCCCACTGACCCAGACGCAAAAATCCTTGTTCTTTTGGATGAAATCAACCAGCCATCACCTATTATTCAGGCAATGTCCTATCAATTGGTATTGGATAAACGCTTGGGTGATTATGAACTGCCCAAGGGTTGCCGCATCATGGCTGCTGGCAATCGCGTGTCGGACCGTGGCGTTACCAATACAATGCCAGCCCCGTTGCGTAACCGCTTTGTCCATGTGCAGCTTGAACCGTCAGTCGCAGACTTTGCGAGTTGGGCAATTCCTGCTGGCGTGTCACCTCAAACCGTTGCCTTTGTGCGCTTCAAGCAAGACCAACTGCACGACTTTGAGCCAGATATGACGGCATTTCCAACGCCACGTTCAATCGTGATGATGGATAACCTTATCAAGGGTGCGAGTCAGGATTTAGAATTCTCACTGGTTGAGGGCTGTTGTGGTCATGGGTTTGCCATTGAGTATATGGCATTCCTCAAAATGTGGCGGTCACTTCCTGACCTCACGCAGATTGAGAAAGACCCCGACAGTGTCGAGATTCCCGAAGATGTGTGTGTAAAGTTCGCCATGACTGGTTCTGTTGCGCGGATGGCAACGGCTGCGAACATGGACAACGTAATCAAGTTCATGCGTAGGATGAACCGTGAATACCAGTTGATTTGTCTGACTGATATTGCGGCTCGTGACCAGAAGCTATGCAAAAATCAAAAGTATATCGAACTGAATTGTGAACTCGCAAATATTGTGCGCTCGTAAGGAGATTGAACATGAACAAATTACAGGATGAAATCTCAAAGATTAAGATGAAAACACTAGCGCATCAGCCCTTCTTTGGGGCTGGTGCAAGCAAGCTACTCTGGGTTTCTGATGAGAAGATGAACACCGCAGCAACCAATGGAACGTCAATCAAGTTTAACCCTGACTTCTTAATGTCCCTTCCATCGAAGCAAAAAGTCGGTTTGGTTGTGCATGAGGTGATGCATGTGTACGGCAAGCATCATATCAGAGGTATTGGCCTTGACCCTGAACTGCACAACATCGCGACCGACTACTGGATTAATCTTCAAATTCAGGATGCAATCAATGCAGAAATCAAACGCAGGGGTGTATCGTGTATGGAGTTGCCCGAAGGTGCATTGCTTGACGAAAAGTACAGGGGCATGAGCAGTGATGATATCTACAAGTCACTTCTCAAAGAACAAAAGCAGCCTGACGTTAACCCCAGAAGAACCAAAACACCGCAGCAGCCTAGTGATGGTGATGATAATGATGATGGCAAAGGTGGCAAAGGTGGCGAGCAGCAGCAGGAAGGCGATGCTCAATCTCCCGGTGACCAGTCAATGGATGATGGTCTGAAGCCGCAGGACTGGGGCAGGGTAGACAACGCCGATATCACAACCCCAGAGGAAGCGGCTGAAGCAGAACGCGAAGTCGAAGTGATGGTTGAACAGGCACACACTATGGCAAAAGCCCGTGGCCTTGAGACCAGTGCGGGTCAGACATTGCTTGAGGAATACAAGAAACCAAGCGTGGATTGGAAGACTGTTATTCGCGAGACGATGCAGGGTGTGTCTGTTGTTGACTACACATATCAACGCTCACACAAGAACATGGGCCACTTGTTAGAAAGTGATGACATATTCATGCCTGACTTTCACCGTGAGGATACAGGCGAACTGGTCTTGGCCTTTGATACGTCAGCCAGTTGCAGCCCCGATGAGGTGCAGCAGTTTGTCGCTGAGTTCAGGTCTATCTGTGAAGAGTTACGACCAACCCGTGTCCATATCCTTCAGTGCAGCACAAGGATAACGGACGCACGGACTTTTGAACAGGGCGAACATCTAGATATTGATGTGAAGATTGGCGGCGGCACAGATTTTCAGCCCGTGTTTGATTGGGTTGATGAGATGGGCATCAAGCCAATGGCCTTGGTCTACCTAACGGATGGATATTCAGCCTGTCCTGAAGAGCCAGACTATCCAGTGTACTGGGGTGTCACTTCAGAAAGGCAAGGTCATCTGTTCGGTGAGGTTATGTCTATCAAGTTTTAGCTGCGAGTTATTGCAGTCAGGAATCAATATTTAACAGTCAGTAGTGGAGAAAAATATGTCACATGTATTGAAGCACATACAAAAATTTACGGGTGTAAAGGTAACCGTCCGTAATGAAGCACAACTGGATTACCTTGCAGCCAAAGCCAGAATGAAAGACTTGCAAGAAATATTCAGGGCTATGGGTGTGTCCAAGACCAAGCTAAAAAGAATCTCAAAATCCAATAACGCCCATGCGGTAAGGCAAGCAATGAACCTAGATAGGGGTGGGCTAACTGGGTTTAATTTTGAAAATGACTATATGCGGAGCAAGGATACGCTGACCCGACAAAGGGCTGCGTTCAAAGAGAAAACGCCAACTGGTCTTGCAGCGGCGGTGGATAGATATAGCGAACAAGCAGTGTGGTTGGCAGATAGATTGAGAAAATCCCCGTGGTTGAGGCCAGCGTTTTACAGTTGTGAATTTAAAGCTGAGTGGGACGGCGACAAGCCCAATGGCAGGGCTAACTTGCACTGCATAATATACCTGAACGAAGAGGGTAAGGTTTGTAAAAAGTATGACACTGGCTATCAAACACATGAAGTCTTGCTTCCAGTTCCGATGAACTGGGCAGAGCAAATCAATCTACTCAGGACAGATGATGACGAGGATAGGTCATTCAAGTCAAGCAAGGCTCAACAACATGTCACCATTGAGAACAAAATCATCAAGTCGGTTGAGCCGATTGGCATGTTCGGTGATGTCGAAGGTTTCCAAGTTGAATACTACAGCAAGGGTTTGAAAGCCAATGACTGGTCAGAGCAAGAAGGTTACATCGCAAAGTACATGGGTTCGCTCAAGTTATGTAAGAGCCGCATGCATATCAAGTCTGTTGCCAAGCGCAAAGCTAGTGCTGAGTTTACCTCTGATTTGTTGGGAGCCTTGGAATGAGAAAGCACCTGAGGGATGTAAAGAAACTAGCCAAGCAAGCTGGCTTTAACGTGGTCAGTGTGGACGTTGGCAAGCATATCAAACTAACACTATCTACCCCTAGCTATGGCGGGGGTAGGGTGACGGGTCAGTCGGTGTTCAAGGTTTCAACTTCAAACACACCGTCATGTAAAAAGAGTTTGTCCAATTTTAAATCTGACTTGGCGAGGTTGAAAAATGAAACGACCTTTTAATATTAAAAATAAGATAGCCAAAATACTACGCACCCCTCTCTATCGTGGGCGGGTTGTGAAACAAAAGAAAGGAAGGGGGTCTTATAAAAGAGATAAGACAGAAAAATATAGGTATTAAATATGCCTAATCTGTGTAACTCTATAAACGCAACTAAGTCTTAATAACTTTTAGTAAGGAGAAAGGACAATGTTTTTTAAGTACAACGCGACTGGCGTTTACTCCATTTTTATAATCTGGGGAACGTTTGTTGGCTTGGTTGTCTCTAGCTGGAGCAACCCTTCCAATGCCCCACCAGTGAAGGAAGGAAATCAGATATGAATATTGTTTTCTATACTGGCGCGGGTATCAGCGCAGAGAGTGGCATCCCCACATTTCGTGCAAGCAAGGCTCTATGGGCCGAACACAATCCAGCCATCGTTGCTCAGACTGGCGGCTGGTTGATAGACCAAAAGCAGTTCACCGACTTTTGGGACAAGGTGACTGCTGAATATAAAGCAGCAAACTTCCAACCGACTATAGCACACAAACTTATTCGTAAGTTTGAACGTTGTGTCGCGAAGCGTAAGGGTGGCTTTGGTTTAATCACAACCAACGTTGATGACCTACATGAAAAGGCTGGCTCTAAAAACCTTTTCAAAATTCACGGCTGCATGAGCCGTACCCGTAGCATTCGAGAAGGTGTTGTTATCCCTGATGTCGTGCTGTTTGGAGAAGAGAAGATGCATGAAGAGCAGACTGACAAACTTCTGGATGAGGCTGATGTCTTAATTGTTGTTGGCTCTTCACTGTCAATCAGTGGTGATAGTTCGATGGTCTTTAAGGCGAGGCATAAAGGCACTCATTGCATAGAGCTAAACCCTGAACCAACAGGTCATCCAGCGTTTGATGAGGTCTTGAATATGCCAGCGACTGTTGGTCTTCCAATCTTACACAAACGCTTTGATGAACTCTACAAGAAGAGGCAACGGGCATGAAGAAAAAATATCTCAAAGCAAGGGCTGCTTGGAAACTTAAGCACGGTAAATTTAGTTGGGATTTAATAAAGGATAACATGAATGCAGAGTTATTATCGGACACAGTTAAACTACTCATCCTCTTTGGAGAGTACCGAAACCAACACCGAAAATATCTCAAGTCCCGTCCTGCCGTGCGAAGGTGGCGGCTACAAAATCGTGTCAGGTATCGTGAGTACGACAGGATTTACAAACAAAAGTACCGCGCAAGGAAACGTGAACAAGTGCATTGAGTGCGGTGCAAAAGGGGACGCTTACTTTGGTGCAGCTTTGTAATGCGCCCCCTGCGCTTAAATATTTAACCCCTCTTGTCAGTAGGAGAATGTAATGTCGAGATACAACTGCGACTACATTGATGATGGCTACAAAGAACGAAAAGTAGGAGCCGCTAGGGTTCCTAGACAGGGTCACTTAGAGACACTGCCCCCAGTAAAAACGAAACTTAAAGACATGGGTCAAGAACACTTCCCCACAAACCAGCGTTGTGGTGGTGGTGCTATGATGAAGCTGAGTGAGGTTACCAAGGTAATCCTTCAGGATATTCAGACTGGTGAGATAGTTCTATCGGACGACTTGCCCCGCTGCTGCGTGTGCAAAGAGCCACTGACTACTCAATCGGAATTCCTGGACGCAACAACCAGCACATCGTGGAAGTGTTCGGCCTGTATCAAATTAAAACCACCGTCAAAAAATAAAAAGAAATTCTGCTTCATAAAAGAGAAAGATGACGAAGATGATTGATGAACAACTACGGACTATTCAAAGCACAGTGTGGCTGGCGAGGTTCATTGTAAAGAACACTGACCACCTCAAAGGCACAGAGGCTGACGCGATTATCAAAGAAGCCAAGAAGATTATGCTCAAGGATATGGGGCAGAAACTCCAGTGTCTTTATGATGATTGTCGTGAGTTAAAGATAAGCACTCAAGCCGTATGCATGGCAGAGGATGGAGTGAATGATGAACTCAGCCACTTGTCCTGAATGCTTAAGAAAAAAGAAGGGGATGGATTGGGTTTCATTCCCTGTTCGTATCAAACACCTAGTCTGGATTGACAACAAAGGTGTTTGGCACATTCACAGAGAAAAGTTTGACCGCACATATTGTAAGAAGGAGATTGAGTAATGGTATTTAGTGCAAAACAACGTGTGAAAAAAATCGTTGAGTGGGCCACGGGTGACCCTAACTATGTTGATGATATGCAAGTTCATTGTGAAGAAGATGTAAAAGTAATTCTGTCTCAGGAAGACCTTTACAATATCGAAGACGAAATACGCACCGCATATGAGTTGGGATATCAAGAGGCAACGAAAGGTATTTCCCTAGAGGAGAGTAGGTATGGCGTTGATAAGCGTGAAGAACTTGAGGACGCAGATTATGGTGATTGCACTCGTCTACATTTTAACAGCTTTGGCACAAAGTTTGTCCTCGATTTGTGCTATCGGCGTGGTGACCGTGATTTAGCTGAAACAAGCATAGGTATATTTCGTGAGGAGACAGTAACATGAGTGACTTAAAAAAGGAGAACCAAGATGCCAAAGTTTAACGTTGATATTGTGGCCTCTATTTCTAAAACGATTGAGGTCATAGCTGACTCTGAGGAACATGCTGAAGAGTTGGCACATGAGATGTTTCATGCTGGCTATGATGGAACGCCTGAAATATATGAGCAGGAAACACATGACATTGAGGAGATAACCGATGCCAACATATAATATTAAGGTGGAAGCAACAGTTCAGCGTGACATCATCATAACGAATGACTCAAGAGCAAAGGCTCTTTTAGAGGCTCAGAGTGAGATGAAAGGGTTAGTTGGTGGAATAGAAATGACAATAATTGAAGTTGAGGAGATAACCGATGAGTGACCTCAAACACCGTGAGGCTCTGGCTCTCCTGTCTCAGACAATCAATGCAACCACCTCGCTGATGAAAGAGAAGGGTGAGGGGTTCGACCTGTTGTGTGACGCAATAGGTTGCATGATGGAGAGTCAATCGCTATTGATTAAATGCATTCAAGAAAGGAAGTAACATGAACAATGAACGTGATACAACATCTCACATTGAGAAGGGTGCTGATGGTTTGTGGGCAGTCATTGTTCACAATGAAAATGATGAGGGGTGGGATACTCCCTTCCATAACAAAAAATTTAAAACTCTCAAAGCCGCAAAGAAGTTTTACCATGAGTTGCAAGAAAAAGAGGGATAACCTCACGGCTACCCCTCTCGTCAGTAGAAGCGAGGTATGCAGCCTCGCCCCTAATATATAACTACCAAGTCAAATCAAATCAATACGGACAGGCAACGTCATACGTCATAGATAACGTTGATAACGAGGCATTATTTTTTCAAGGGTATCCAACCCTATTCGTAATGTCTCTATGCCTGTTCGGGTTTTTTGGTTGTCATGTTTACTGAGGTTTCTCATTGACTCGTCAAAGATAACTACAGACCTCAACACATGCAGCGTATAATCATTATTCTTTAATTTAATATCAGCATCCACCAGCTTGAGTGTAATCCTAGCATCTGCTTGGCGATTGCTTATCTCGCGAGGCGCACCGTCAACCCTCATGCCACCTATTTGTGAGACAAGGTGAGGCGTGGTGTTCGCTGTTGCTGCTAGGTTATGATACCACTCAGCCGCCTTGTGTTGTTCCGATGTCAGCTTGTCAGACAAAAGCAATCGGTCAACTGTGCGTTGGTCAACTCTCCGCATGCGGGGCTTGTTCTTGTCAGCCCACTCAGGGCGGAGAACACCGAGCTTTGTTTCAACTAACTTACTCAAAGATTTCTGGGATGTACTCATTGAAATGTGCCGTCTCCTCATCAAAGATAAAATGTGTGTCACCGCGCTTGCCTATAACATCCTCGTAACGGGACTTTGCAACCCGTGCTAATGTCACGCCATCCCTGCGGTGAATGATGACCCCAAGGTCTGCCTTGTTATACCACATGGCTGACTGTTCAATGTCATACAGCGTTGGCAGTTCAACGTTGCCCTTTGCATCTTTATTAATCTTGCGTGGGTGGGCTACGACAATCACATGCACGTTGTGCTTACTGGCAAATCTCTTCAGTGTCTTGATGAACCACCCGATATAGAGCGTCATGCTCTCTCCGCTGGTGTTGTGTTCCATCTCGTTGAAGGGGTCTATGACAACGATGTCACAATCTTCCTGCACAACGGCGGCAGTCATGCGCTCCATTAACCAGTCAATATCTACGCTATCATCCCAACTGGGGTAGATAATGCGGAAGTAAGTATCCAACCATGCTGAAAATTCTTCAGCATCAGAATGCTTTTCAAATGTTTTGTGTGGTGCGGTGATGTTCTTGTATGACCAGTACCACCACTTCCTTAACGCACGATGATGGTCTGTCTGTGGTGATTGTTCAAAGCTGGCGAAGCATACCTTCATGCCATGTTCTTTAATCACCTTGCACATCATATGATTTAAGAAGGTTGACTTACCGCTGCTTGGAACTCCAGTTACTACAGAAAAATCCCCGCGCCTTAGTTTGTAATGGTCATCGAACCCTGACATACCAAGGTTATAGACTGGCTTGTCCTCAAGCGGTGGCAACTGAGAGAAGGAGAACACACCGTCAACAGCATACCACTTGGCACGTTTGATAGTCTCCTCTACACCTCGCGCCCCGTATTTATTGAGTGCATCGTTTAAATCCTTGCACTCTTTAGGGTATGTCACAAACTTACAACGTGCGCGGCCTAGCCTGATAGCTAAGTCATCGCGTAAAACCTGACCGTTTGTGTCACCATCAGTGCAGAGAATTATCTCCCGACACTCCTCAAGTAAGGGCAAGATATCCCGGACGAAGGCATACTTGTTGCTTACATCATCCCTTGACGGGTCAATGGCTTGTGATGGTGCGCCTGATGGCACGGATACAGACCTGATATACCCACACTGTACAGCAACGCAACAATCCCATTCGCCCTCAGTGATTATCACTGGCTGGTCAGTCAGAGATTGGTCCTCTAGAACAGAACGGTTCCAAACTATCTGCTCTCCACCCTTGTCCTGAGACCAAGAGGGTACGCCGTTCTTATCCAGAAAATTCTTGTACTTGTGGTTTACAATCTTCCCATCTTTCAGAAAAGGAAAGGCGAGGCAGTCAGTACCAAGGTGTTTTAAGGCGTAGACCCCCAGACTTTCTGCCGTTTCGACTGTGATTGAACGACCTTCCAGATACTCCGAAGCTGCTGGAGTTAGAGCCATTGAAGCCTGACCGCCATCCGCAGTTGTGACAGATAACATATATATCCCCTTCCTCAGGATGTCTCACACCAAGACATCTGTCCGTTTTATTTTTCCTAGTGTCGGAACATTTAGGGCAGCGACATCTGCGCCAACCACTAAAGGTCTTACCCAGAACGCTCTCCAGTTCCGTACCGAATGCACCGTGTTTGTTAAGGAACTTATCAACCATCATTGATAATCCCAGTCAGACGAATAGAAGCTGTCCTTTGGACTGCTGTCAGTTAAGTACTGTTTCCAATGCTCGTCCTTTAAAAACTTCTTAGGATTGAAAACGTACTGACCATCTGCCTTTTCTTTTGCGTAGTTAGTCGCTGCCCTGCACAGTTCTACAACTGTCGCGCCTGAAGCTACTGCTTGTTTAAATAAATTCTGTGCTGAATCCCGACCAGTCTTAGGCCACCGCCTTGGCTTGCCATTATCAAGAAGACCTGACGGATAAGACGAATGAAAGTCATCCCAACCAGCTATATATATTTCTTCTTTTTTATTTATTCTTTCTTTATGTGGCACTTTCTGTGTCACCACTGTGGCATCCGTGTGGCTTGATGGATTATATTTATCGTAATTACAGACAGTTACCTGTGTCATTCCATTGTCGTTTACTGTGGCAATCATGTGGCACTTTTCAAGGCGTTCAAGAAAGCGCGAAACCTTCTTGGCATCCCAGTAAACGTGACCACATAAGGTGCGTAGACTTGTGAAGAATGTACCACGCTTGACCGATACACATTGACCGTTGACAAATGTTTGAGTGTCCTGCCAAGCGGCTCGTTCAATAATAGATAGCCAGACAATGCGCTCTTCACAGTCCTTCAGGACTGGGTTGTCCATCCAACCACGATGCATTTTGTAATAACCTACTGACCTCATAGCCCCCACCATTAAGACTTAAAAAAGATACTGTCAACATATTTCAGATGACAGTATCTCTAATACTGGCTGCTACACTCCACACGAACCGCCATGCTGGGTGATGTCACATATGTCGTGGGTTTCGATGGACTCTTCAAATTCATCGCCAGTTTTTTCAACTGCTTCAGAGTATTTCACAGATGTGAGAGGTTGTCCACCCCGCGCTCCATCAGGGTATACGGTAAAGCCCCGCAATCCATGAGCGTAACGGGCTAACGTCTGTGCAAAATCCTCAACCTTATCTTCATTGTTGAGCGGTGTACCCCACGAAGGAAGATTAATTGTACTAGATATTGACATGTCAACGTAAGACTGAACATCGAACTGGAACTTCATCCGCCGCTCGTAATCATCAGCAAGGTCAATCGCGGATTCAATCTTATCAGGGTCAGCACCGTGAACATCAATCATTTCTTGTGCGGCTGCGTCCACAACATACTGATAGTGCCATCGATTATTCTTCAGATACCTACGCTTGTAGGCTACAGCAAACAAAGGCTCTACGCCTGTCGTTGTGCCAGCTATGATGCCTATGGTTCCAGTCGGGGCCACCGCTCTCTTTGCTACAGGACGACTGACATTTAATTCATCAGCGAACTTTGTAGAAGTACCATTTGATACATCCTGATACACCTTGAGCCACCGATGTAACTCAGGTGTTACCTCATACTTTTCGCCTCGCTTAATCAACCATTCGTGCAGCCCCATGAGACCAAGGCCAAGCCGCCTGTTTTTCTCACGGGTTTCATATATCTTTTCATAGGGTAATTGCGCGACAATCGTACCGCAGATAAGAAACTTGGTGACGAGATAAACAATAGAATTTAACTGGTCAATGTCATCTATCCTAGCAAAGTTAAGACTCGCAAGGTTACAAAGGTCAGAGTCAGAGTCGCTGGTAACTTCCGTACATGCGTTACGAAGTGTCTCGTTCTCTTTGTCAAAGAAGTTAAAAGAAAATCCCGGCTCTGCTGTTGATAAAGCCTGACGACAGTTCTTCATAAACACATCACCAACCTCGCCTGTCTTCCAGTAGTTAAGCAGCCATTCTGTGTCGTAGTTCACAGAGATGTTTGTCATATCAAGCGGGGCAGGGAAGTTGAAGTCATCCTGCTTGGCATCGAAGAGGGTGTATCCTGAATTACCAATAGGCATGTCTTGCCAGTTCTTGGCGTTAAGAAAATCATAGATGTCACCGTGTTTCCAGTTCAGACTGGCGTATATTGCTGACCGCCTCGACCCGCCCTGCATAACAGAGCGACCTATCTCGTTTATCATCCGCATCTTGGTCACTGCACCTGATGCAGTACCACCAGTTCCACCCAGTGCTGAACCCGCTGGCCTGTATATTGAGTAGTCAATACCTATTCCACCACCAGTCATCAGACAACTCTCGGACTTCCAACTCAGGTTTGCCCAATCTTCCCGCGTGTCTTCTTCTGCTTTTAATAGGAAACAATTATTAAAGAATTTATTTTTGCGACCAGCATAATATAAGTACCTTCCACCAGCTACCCACCTAAGATTGGTGAGGTGTTCAATCAATTCATCCTTCTCATCCTGAGGCATCATGTCACGGCAGACATCCTCAACGAGGGTGCGTGATAGTTCTGCCCATGTGGTTGCATTTTCGTGTGCGTATTTTGTATTGAATATATCCTCAGAGAATTTCGTCCTGAACATCGGGTTCTTGTTCGACTTCCACGCCATCAGTTAGTTTCCTTCCTTGCTTGGCAAATGTATCTCGCCATTCGATTAATAATTTTTTTGCAGCAGCGTCACCACGGATAAGCCGCTTGGCAAATTTTCGTATTGCTTCTTGAGGGATGGTTGCAGCATCACAGACATCAGAGAAATCTTGACTGTCTTCAGAAAGCCATTGGATGGCTTCCTGTTTTACTTGTGTGTGTTTCCATTCAGGCCAAGAGGCGTTGAGAGAACGGCCTAATCCCGCTGCATCAAGTAATGATTGCAGGACAACTGCTCTCCACATTCTGTTTATCGCTTCTAGAGATATTCCAGTCAACTATTTTCTCCTTAGCCTCTGATACTGACCGCACTACAGCAATGGAACACCCGATTGCTTGTAGTTTTTTATGCAGTGCAAGCTGCGCTGGAGAGAGTTTTCCTATCTTTGTCTTCACCTCTAGACCATAGAACATTCCGTCACTTACTAGCTGAATATCAGGCCAGCCAGCCTGAAGTCCAGCACGTTTCAGTTTAGCACCTCTTACCCTACCACCGCCACCCGCTGGGAAGGCAGTAAAGCAAACATTTTTCTTCAGTTCCTTCTTTAGCATCTCAATTATTTCTATTTGAATAGCTAATTCAGGTTCTTTTCGGACGGTTGAAGCCCTACGTTTCACGGTTTTTTTCTTTTTAACTACAGATTTCATACTGAAAAAGGCAATGTTCCTGTTTCGTTCACTTGTTTGTTAAAACATAAATGTATATGTCAGACATATGGAAGCCCAACCTCCATGCATAATGTCATTATAAAAGGAGTTAATATATGGCGACTTTAGATAAAAAAATCACGAGAGTTAAACGTGATTACCCGGAATTTAGAGAGCGTATCAAAACTGTGTTAGCGTCAAAAGACATGACGCAAACCGAAGCCGCTAAACTGGTTGGCATGGATGCTCGTACATTTAATCACGTTGTCTCTGGCCCAGTTCATCCAGACCTCATGCTCATCCGTGAGATAGGACAAAAGCTAGACATTAACCTGAACTACCTGTTCGGTCTTTCTAAACAGAAAGATAAAGCACCTGACTCAGTCAACATCAGGGATTATGTCGAGGCCCGTATTTATTCTGCCTCAGACGGTGATGAAGAACTCAGGTTTCTGACAACCATAAGCATGTATAAAGACTTTCAAGCCTTGAATATTAAAGGTGATGATAGAGAGTTCTTTTATGTAAGGGTTAGCAACACAGATTGTGATGCATTAAATAGTGAGGGTGTTACCGCTGGAGTAGTTACACAGGAAACTGTCAGTAAGAAGGGCGTATATTTAATAAAGAACAACAACCGTTTGTACTTCCGCTGGGCTGAAGTAAGGTTTGGTGATGAAGATATAACTGTCTCAACTGATGTTCTTGGTAAAGACGCTGTAAAGGTTTCACCAGAGAAGGTCGAGGTAATTGGCATGATGACTTGGAAGGGTGCGGATTTCTGACTTAGCATAGTCTGAAATATGTTGACAACCTCATACCGTTTTGATACGGTGAGGAATGAAATTAGAACGCACCTTTTTACCCCAGTCGTTGGAGAATTATCTCCACTCAGAAAACTACGATAGTGGCGCATTGCCAACAGATATCAGTGCGACAAGGCTAAAGGACTCGCCAAGAGTCCATCGGCTTCAGAAAAAACACTTCAAAGATATTAAGATTGACTACCTCAAGCGTGGCTTTGCCAAGCTGGGAGAGGCATGGCATGCACATATGGAGTTCTACGCTCCGAAGGATTGGATAACTGAAGAACGTTTCTATGCTGATGTTGATGGTAGATTTATCTCAGGTGCTATAGATGCAATCGAACCTACTGAAACAGGTGTAAACATCTGGGACTACAAGGTGATGACATCTTACAAGGCTCAGTCAGATATGCTTGAGTTTGAACGGCAGCTAAACATATACGCTTTCCTGTTACGTCAGAATGGAATGAACCCTGAGAGACTGTTCATCAGTGCGGTTGTCAGGGACTGGTCCGATATAAGAGTGACGGGTAACTATCCAGATACAATGTTCCCCGTGTTTGAATTAAACATGTGGTCACCCGAAGAGACGGAAGCATATATAAAAGAACGGTTAGAGGTACACTTCTCAGAGGACATGCCGCTTTGTACTGACGAAGAGAGGTGGATGTCTCAACCCAAGTACGCTGTGGTCTCCCAGAAAACTGGTAAGGCCATCCGGGTTTTTAACACAGAAGATGAAGCCCTAAACTATAACACTAAATCATCTGTAAGGATTGAGAAGAGGACAGCGGAGCCTATTCGATGCAAAAGGTTTTGCGAGGTGGCTGAGTTCTGTGAGCAATATCAATCTGAACTTTTTACTCAGGAGTTAGTAACTAATGAATGATAAAATCAAAGACCTTCAGAAAAAAATCAACGATGCCGAAGTAGGTAAGGTTGATATAAAGGGCAAGGAATATTCGACAGTCCCTTTGAGGATGGAGTTGTTCAGGTCAAACATGACAGCAGAGGACATTCTTCCTCTGACCAATGTGTTTACACGGGTTGATATCACTGACGAAAAGGTTGTTACCCGCGCTTACTTGGCTGAAGAGATTGATGTCATCATCAATGAGGACGGCTTTGAGTGTGTCTCTATGAAGAACGTAAAAGCAACAGGTACTGCTGAAGAACTAAGGTCTGCTCACAACATAAATAAAACCAGTGCTGTCGAGAATGGAGAGACCTCGGCTCTTGGGCGTTTAATCGGGAACCTTGGCGTACATGGTGGGCAGATGGCTTCAGCAAATGAGGTTCTTGATGCTATCGAAACAGGCAAGGTTATTCATCTAATCACGGCTGACAAACTCCTCGACAGGATGAACTCTTGCAAGAGCAAGACAGAGGTAAACAGTTTGCTCAAAGAACATAAGGGTTTTCTTGAAGACCTGAAGTCAGATTCAGAGGAAAAGCACTCTGAAATAGAAAAAGAAATTAAAGAAATCAGGAACAGTCTTCCTGATATAGCATAAGGAAAAGAAAATGGCAGATAATTTACAGTCAATCACATTCAGCGGAAACGTTGTTGACGATGCAAAACTATTCGGTAATGACAAGAACGTTCTGATGTTCAAGGTTGCTCAAAATCAATACGACAAGAAGGCTGAAGACAACCAGCATACACACTGGTTCAACTGCTATAAGTGGTTCAAAGATGAGGGTATCGCGTCAAAGTTTATTGATGGCTTTAAGAAAGGCGCAACCGTAACAATCATGGGTAAACTCTCAGCAAAGCTGAACGAAAAAGATGGCAAGAGTTACATGAACCTTGACGTTAGGGTTGATGATTTTACTCTTCCCCCAAAGGGCGCGGCTGCTGCCGCAACATCTAAGTCCACTGTGGATGATGACATCCCGTTTTAAAGAAAAGAAGGTACGGTCAAAGAAACATCTGGACAGGGTAAGGTCTTTACCTTGTCTGGTTTGTTTCCACCCACCTCGTTCTCACGCCCATCACATTCAGTTCTCTGAAGAGCGTGGGTTTGGGCAGAAGGTGGGTGACCAATACACCGTGCCGCTGTGTGGAATGTGTCACCACAAACTGCACACATGTCGAGATGGTGAGCGTCTTTTCTGGGTACTTGAGGGTGTGGATGCTTTGAAAGAAGCAGAACATTTGTGGAGAGAAACAAATGCCGAAACCTAAGTTAGCCGACGAAACAAAAACATATAACTTGTTAATGCCTGTGCTGGATTGGAACGTCCTTGCAAAGATTGCCCATCAACAAACGCTTAAACAAAACAAACATATCTCTGTTGGTGCGCTTATCCGTGACGCATATCAAGCTGTGTATTACGAGGAGTTAGAATAATGAAACCTATCCCTCTGTCAGCGTTCCAAGAAGTCTCTGGGTTTGAGGCAAAGAAACACAACATGCGCCAAACCAATGATGGACTGTGGCAGCTTACATTGACCGTTGCCGAGTTTGGAAATGCTGACTGGCTGATACACGCACAGCCGGGAACTCCGTTGGCGATTGGTCTTCAGGCTCTTGACTATGACAATCCTGAACAGCCGAAGGAAAGCCCTAACAAACGGTACATCCAACGAGCCGCGCTTCTCTGTAAGGAAGAAAGTTTCCAAAAGTTCATGGAAGTTAAGTCAGCGGTCGAAGGGTTCTATGGCTGGGGACTTGGAGACATGGAGAAGGAAACCGCATGTGCTTTAAGAGCCTACCTACAAATTCAAAGTAGGTCTGATTTAGGCCATCAAGATAATGAGTTGGCCCGTGCAAAAATGGACAGGCTTATCAAGGAATGGAAGTCATAACTTTGTAGTTATATTGACCCGGCCCGGCCAGGCGCTGCTTATAACTTTTAATATTAACTAGTCAGGGTAAGAGATGAAAGAGCAAGATACAGTCTTAACAGTCAAAGAACTAATGAGTAGGTGGAATGTATCACGGTCCACTGTGTATCGAATGATACAGCGCGGTGATATTTCAGTCTTGGGCTGTGGACGATTAGTACGAATTCTGTTATCGTCCGTCTGTTCTTACGAAAATAAAGGAGAAGGAGAATGGAATATATATTGCGAAGGAAGGGACAGAGAAACTTTGAAATCTTCTGGCCTGAACGAATCTTTAGGGAAGGGCAGTGGAAAACAAAATATCAAAGCATTTCAACAGGGACTAAAGATGAAACAGAAGCTAGGCTATTCTATGATAACTTCCTGAAAGGATTAAACTCAGAAGAAACAGGGCCTTATACCAAGATAAGTCAAGTGTTGAATGAATATACGAATGAATTAATTGCGAGGGGAACTTGGGGGAGAAATCTTGCAAGGCATAATTCTATCGTAAAGCAACTTCTTACATACATGGGTGATTTGGAAATCTCAACGATTACAAATCGTAAGTCGGTGGAGTACATACGAAATCGTAAGGTAAAAGGCTCAACAGCTTCACGCGAATTAAACGTACTGCATGCTGCGTTAATGTTTTGTCGCAAGGTCGAGTTGATTGACTGGAACCCTGTTCAATTTGAGAACGTTAACTCTGGCGTGAGAGATAGATACTTGTCGCGTGAGGAGATTGCTGCGCTTCTGGAGTCCTCTGACAGCTATCACTTAAGTTTGTGGCTCAACATAGCCCTGTCAACGGCAGCGCGGTCTGGAGCCATTCTAGGGCTGCACAAAGACCGTACAAGGATGGACGATAATATCATAGACTTCCGTGACCCAACAATTAAAGGCCGCCAGAAGCCACGCCCAGTTATACGGATGCCAGCAAAACTTAGGCCGCATCTTGCTGATGCAATTAACAGGTCAAAGTCTGGTTATCTTGTGGAGAAAAATGGTAAGCCGCTTATCTCAATCTATCCCGACTTTATGAAAGCGGCTGAGAGGGCTGGGCTATCAGCCGATGTCACACCTCACATAATGCGCCACACCTGTGCTGTTCACATGGTGAAGAACGGTGTGGAAATTTACGAGGTGAGTAAGTATCTAGCCCACACAAGCATAGAGATAACACAAAAACACTATGCAAAATTCGACCCTAAGTTCATGGAGAAGAGTTCTGAGGTTGGCTCTTCTCTTATCGAAGTGCCTAAATTTTCTGTGGTGCAAAGCTGAAACAGCTTGACACACTGTGACACACTGTGACACAAACTCTGGTGCAATTTACTTGTAACCATTTGAATTCATTCAAAAATGCTGGCGGAGAGACTGCCATATTTTTTAAATGATTACAATAACTTACAAGGCGTTGCACCAGACTTGCACCACTCTTTTTAAAGGGAGTGGTTGAGTAATAAGGTAACATGTGTTACGAACATTTACTGGAGATAAGCAATGCAAAAAAAGATTATCGAGACGAGAAAAGAAAAAGACTTTGACTACTCAATAGAACATGGCACAAGCCGAAAGCCAGTTAAAATCGACCTAGCCGCCTCTGATTTTTACATTAGTATCCATAGACAGGCATCAGCTAATTTAGTTCAGATTTTTTATGATAGTAAATCTATGCCGTTTGGGGGTGGCCCTCAGTTATTAGCTACACTTCCGCTTCAAGACGAGGAGTCTGAGGGTTTTGCTATTGTTGAGGACACTTTAAAAAGAATCACTGAGGAATTGAAAGACGGGCGAAACGCTTAGAAATTCTCTCCGCTCTCTCTGGAGTTTGTTTACTCCAGCGAGAGTCTAGGATTTCGGTGGCTACGGAATCCCACTTACCATCTTCGGCAAAGGCTATTGATTTTTTAAACTGAGATAGCCGTGGCCTTCCTAATTGAAAGCACATATTTGCAAAGCATCGCTGTGCTTCCTCAGGATAACTTTCCCATGACTTAAATATTATCATACAGTCAGCAACACAGGTTGCTACGTCCTGCTCAAAGACTTCCCGTACCCGCTGCATTGACACCTCAGTGCCAACAGGTTTACCCCACTCCGGGTCTTCTTTACGCACAGCATGTCCGATTCCAAACGTTGCTACGGATTCGGTACAAAGATATGTCTCTGTTTTACAGCCCTCATCAATAGTTAATTCTTCCATTAACAAGTCAATCTGCATCCTTCTTACCTCGCTCTTCAATCTCTTCGATGGTTCGACCACAGGCTGTGCAGTATTTACCTGTCGAATCGAGTGTACAAACCTTTACACAGTCTTTCATTCTGTTCTTCCTCGCTTGCTCTGGGGTTGTGTGATTGTGCATGTCCCACATAATCATTCGACAATCCGAACTATGTAGTTGGAGCCGTCTGCATTTTTGGATACCTCAACAGTCTTATTCTCGCAGGAGTACCGCACTGTCTGGCTCTTCTTGTACAAGTTTCGCTCTATGGTTCTTTTGGCTTTTAGACATTTAGATATCTTTTCAAAGGCGGTGTGTTCAGTTACATCACCGTGCATATATAATATGAGAGTTATGGTTTTAATGATTTCCATTTCTCATCTTCTCTAAGTTTTCCTCTAGGCTGGTTATTCGTTTCTCATAAAATTCCAGTGTCAGCTTTTGCTGCTGGTCATAAGGAGCTTTGCCCCCTGCGATGTCGGCCTGTAGTTTTTCTAGCTCACTTGCCAGATGCTCTATCAGCAAGTACTGTTCAGAATCCGTAGTCGTCTGTTCAGATTTTTTAAGCAAGTCAGCATTCATTAATTCTCTAGAAGTCTCTAGCGTGTTCAGTCTTTCTATCACACCAAAGTATGCCCAAGTGCAGAGACTAGCCGCAGCAACCATGCTTATAATGTTGCGTAAAGGTAGGGCGACCTCTGTGTTCTCGTTTAATTTTGTAGCCATCACTCAATGCCTAGAATCCTAGACAATCCAAAAACTTCTAACAACATAAATGTAAAGAAAAGCAATAAGATACTACCCGCAATTAATTTACCGCTGAAGTTTGTGCTGCCTATTCGTATAGCTATGAACTCGTTACCTAGTATCCTGAGTATCAACTCAAAACTATTCTCAGTAATGCTAACGGATACAGGCTTTTCCTTATCGCTCATTTCTACTTGCCCTTGCGTAGCATCTTGGCTGCTTGACCCACACCCTTGATGCCAAAAGAACTGCTAATCGCAATGAATAATAGGTACTGATACCAATCGGGAAGTGTGGCTAAGATTTCAAAACCTTCCTGTACTTTATCAGGAACAAAGTACACTCCAATTGCTGGGGCCATAAGGGCTACTAGAGCAAACTCGTCCTTCCAACTTGACGCTGTATTTTCTATAGCGGCCTGTTCCCAATCAATATCACCTGTCGCTTTTTTCTCAGCGATAGTTGCTCTACTTTTGGCTTCGGCTACGTTGGCTTCTGCTTTTGCTTTCGTGGAGGCTACTTTACCTTCCATCCATGTACCCGCAATGGTGGCTATGGGTGATAGTAGGCTGGACCAAATCATAGTTTTGTTCCCTTCAATTTTTTGCAACGGAATCTTTGAGGCCGAACATTGCCTTGCGTAATTTCCATTATTGAATTTCCGATTTCGTAGGCTCGTTTGATACAAACATCACGGCTCTCATACGGACCTCTTGTGTCTAAGTATTCCCAACAATCCGTTGGACTAATTACAAGACACGCAAAGACAATTGTCTTAAACATCTCTTATTCTCTTCTTCAGCTTCGCCATATCTGACACGATACGGTTGCGCTGAATAATTAGTTGGTTGAGTTTTTTCTGTTTTGCTTCAGGCTCTAATCCTGAAGACTTCACTCCTTGGATTTGGTCGTTAATTTGATTGAGTTTGACGTAACGTTTGTTCAGCGTCTTCTTGATAGAGATGAGTGCGCGGTTGTCTTTCCTCATCTCAAGCGCAGCTTCGTAGTCACCTTCCTCTCTCAAGCGATTGATGCCTCGCACAACTTCGTCAGCTTCACGCTTCATCTCGTAGAAATCAGACATATACTTTGATGCGGGGTCAGCAGGGCGGTCCTTAACAAAGCGGTTCAGACCAAGCGCAGCCGCTGCATGTCCAGAGATATCGTCACCAAACACCCCGGATGGCTTCTGTGGAACAGCCCCTGACCAGCCAAGGATAGAGTCAACGCCAGCTAAGAAGTAGGAACCAAGGCTACCAGCGTATCCGTTGATTAAAGTCTCAGCTTCGATAGGAGAGATACCCAGTGCGCTGCTCACCCTTCCAATCTGTTTTGCTGTCTCGCTTGTTGTTGAGTAGGAACGCATCTCTGTCGGCAAGCCCCTGACACCAAGGCTTTCAATCGCCCGACCTCTAAAGAAATCATAGTTCGATGCTACCTCGACCAACGGCTTGACTGCCTGAGGAATGGGGTTAAAGCTGAAGTTGTTCAGGAATATCTGAAGCACAGCATCCTTAACCTCTTCACCATCACGTTTCTTTATATAATCAAAGAACAGTTCAGGAATGGTGCTGAAGACCGCGCCTATTTCAAACGGCTTTGGAATGAGGAACTTCTTATCACCAGCGTAAATGATATAGTAATTCAGCTTTCGGTGGAGTGGCTCTTTGTCCCAGTCATCTTGACTGCTTGAGATGGCATACAGCCCAAGGGATAACCCCATCAGGCCAAGACCTTTCTTTATGGTATTCCTTGGAGTTGCCTCAGTACTAAACGCAGTGCCAGTTCGGTACAAACCTTGAACCCTTGCATTCAAGAATGGAACAAGAGGTATTAGCATGGAGAATGTCTGAGCCAAAGCACCCTGTGGGTTGCCTCTCCTTGAGTAGTTAATGAGGTTTAGGGCCTCGTAGGCAGCGTCTGACTTACTTGAACCAGCTTCGGTCATCTTCCTAAAGATGGCCTCTCTCGTAGCCATCTCCGTTGCTTCACCAACGTTGTTCACCTTTTCAAAGAAGGTGGCAATCATGTCGCCCATACGCTGGGGTGTGTCGATGATATCGTAACCGTCATGCCGCCGTTGATGACGCTTCATCTTCTTAGCAAAGTCGGCGTTGTTGTCACCAAATGTGTAGCCGCCAAAGCCACCAATCGTTTTCATTTCTTGGACAGTTTCAGAGTCTGTCAGTGCATTTTTCAGACCGCGTATAGTGTCCACAAAAGGAACCAAAGGTGCGTCAACGGACACCACACCAGCCATATCACCACGGATAAGGTTGGCTATCATAAAGGATGGAGTTATCGTGATTGCGTTTCGGAAGAACCGACCTACAGCACCAAGCGTCTTGAGGAAGCCAGCTAACTGAGGCGGTGTGAAGGTACGCATTGCTGTGATTAACTCACCGTCAGCCCCGACATCGTAAAACTTGGTGACACCATTCTCACGATAGGTGAAGTGATTGTCGTTGTTCTTTGCTTCGTCTTTATTAATTTTCTTTGGACTGTCCACGCCCTTGTAGAAGTCTGTTTCGTTCTTTAGGGATTCGACAACATCAACGGTTCGTCTAGTGGCTACGTTTCTAAGTCCAGCAGATATGATAGCTTGTGTGTTGCCAAAGATATTTTCGTACAGGTCACCAATCTTTTCTTCGCCGCCCTTTAGTTTGCGAATGACGTTACTAACCAACCTGTCAGGGTTGTCGAATGCAGAAGTTTGGTTCTGTGCAAAGTCATTGCCCTGACGCAACTGACCGAACAGCCCCTCTGTGTATTGCTCTTCTTCGATGATGCGGTAAAAAGGAACGTAGTCTGCCGTGCCTATCAGTTTGTTCTTTGTCTCAGTATTAATGGACCCTGTGTCCACAAGGAACTGCATCAGTGCTTCGTTAAACTTTCTGTACTCCTGAAACACACGGTCAAATTCTGGGTTAGCTGCGCCGTAGCCTAGACCTTCAGCAATCTGTGCGTCAGTCATCAGGTTCTCTCGACCTTCCTGCTTCAGTCGCTCCGCTCTCTTGGCGTAGACATACATCTGAAACTGACCGTACTTTTCACCCTGTCCTATGGGTTCAAAGATTTTCTTAAGACCCTGCGTTGTTTCAACTATTCCCATTGACCCGTCAGGGTTAAGTTTAGGCGCACCGAACTCATACATCATCTGCATGCGGCCCGGAATTTGCTGGGCTAGTTCGGTAACCTTGAACGCAGACTGTGCAAACGGCAGATACCTTCTGTCTCCAGTTCTCTTTTCACTTAAGGCTAGTTCACGCCTTGCGAGTGGGGCGAGGCCGTGTACAAATTCATTGATAAACTTGCGTCCTTCGTTGGCTCGTCCTTCCTTTGTCGTAAACCTTTGTAGGAAATTATAGACTCGACCAGATAATGTCTTGGCGGTTGGGTCGCCAAGAACACTTCTCATTCCATCGGTTGTTCGATAGTCTGCTGTTGAGAATCGGATTGACTCTTCCTGTCCGACATTGCCTTTAGACTTTTTGCTAGGCTTTTTATCTGCTTTTCGGACAGATTCTCTGACAGCGTCAAATCCGCTTCCTCGGTCCACGGAGCGTATCCCAGTTGGGCCATTGATAAGTTCTCCAAATGTTGTGTCATATGATTGATTTAATTTTTCAGCGTTAGGTTTTCCGCTCTGAAGCAATGAGTACAAGTTCTTTTCAGGATACCAGATGATAGCCTGAAGGTCAGCGTTGGTTATGTTGATTCCATTCTGACGTAAAACATCATTAGCCTGTTTAACCACTGACCGTATCCAAGACCGCTGAGACGGGCCTCTGGGTTGCTCAATAGTTTTCATCATATTGGTTATATAATTAGATGACTCTTTCTGAGATGGAGACTTGGGTATTCTGTCTTCCTTTTCCAGACCTTGCTCTTTAAGCCTGTCAGTCTCAGCCTTGTAATGTTTTTCGCCGTCTCTTTTTAGGCGTGTGACTATGTCGAATGTGTACTGTTCGTCAGTTCCAAAGAGATTGCTGTCAAACTCAATACCTTCTTCGCTCATCATCACCTTGAGCTTGTCTATGTTTTTTGCTGCTGCCTCAGGTTTTCCAACCAGAGTACCTGTCATGCGGCCCCATGTTCTCATAAACCACAGGTCAATGGTGACAGGGTCAAAGTTGCCCATCAGGTTCTGATAAAAGCCTTGCCCAATTTTTGGTCCGAAAATAAACGAACCATATACCATTTCATTTACACCCTCGCCAGCAAGGTTAACACCCCCTGTGCCAACCTTAATACCCGCATCAGTAAGTGCTTGCTCAAGTTCTTTTCTAGAATACTGGCGGGATAGGAAGTTTGTGAAGTCATCCCCAAATGCAGCCTGAACCTCGTTAGCAAGACGGAAATTGTTTTGCATCGGACCCGCTGCATCGCCTTCACCAAACAGAGGGAAGCGACCATTCTCTCTCCAGAATTCGTAGGTTGCCAATCCAAGCTGAGAGTTTCTGTCAACTACTATCTTCTGGCTTGTGATTGCCAGCGCAGCGGCAAAAGCTGAACGATGTTCAGGGTCAGTAGCAACTTCTGGATAAAGCTGTGCTACAGCATCAATCGCACGTTCAACGGAAGATGTGTACCAGTCAGCGGCTGATGCCTCAGGGTTATTCTTTAGTGCTGCCATGACTTCAGAAGCAATCACCCTTGCAAGCATCTGGTCTGTCTCAGGATTGGACTCTGTAATCTTTTGCCCACCCAAGATAGCAAGTGCCTTGTTCTGAAGGCCGTATCCTACCTCTGCAATGCTTCTGCCTTTTGCCCTTTTCCTTCCATCTCTACCTTCTTCGGTATCCTTCTGCGGTAATTCGTCTTTGAAGTCTGGATTGTAAAGAATGTCGAGAGCAGATAGCGCACGTTCCCGTGGGCTTAGTACAAGCTGATTAACGATGTCATTGTTAGCAGGGGACGGCTGAGACTGAGTAAGGTCTGGAACCCTGTCAAGCCTGAGTGATGCCTCTTTACCAGCATCAGGCTTTGCTGGCATAAACCCAGCCATCGTTTCAAACTGACCCAGATTTTCAACATTTTGGGCAGCGTCAAGTTCCGGGAACATGGCGCGGATTTTAGGGTCTCGCGCAATCTTATTATAAACAGCTTGTTTCTTGTATGCGGGTGAGCCTTCAACCCCACCAGCCGCTGTAAATCCAATGCCGCCGAATGCATAGTTGTTGTCATCAATGGCATCCAAAACCTTTCTTATTCCAGCTAAAACCTTGCCGAATATTTCGATGGTTTGTTTTGGCGGCGTATCCCTTTGAGTTGTATACTGTCCATCAACAGAGAAATCTATGTTCCAAACGGACTCTTTATTAAACGCGGAGTCATAATCAGAGTTTGAATTGGCTATGACAGTTATTTTCTTGTCACTTGTGGCAGTTCTTTTGCCAACTAATTCGTTGTTAAAGAGGTCGTGTATTTGTTCGTCTAACCTGAATGTGGTTAATTCATAGTCATCCAGAAAGGGGCTGGTAAAATCTTCTTCGCCTCTATGTCCGACCATTGCAATAGAGAAATGTTCTTGTGTTCCATACTCAGCGTCCTCTGGAAACTTGAATGAAACCACGTTTACGTTGTTTTTGCGGTCCTGATAAACCTCTATGCCGTCATCGCCCAGCTTCCTGAATATATGAGAAGCGTCCAAAGCGAGATTAAATTGCATGTCCTTATCACCGTCTTGCTTTGCTTCGTTCCAGCGAGCAACCGTTTCATTGAATTCTGCGCTACGGCTTTCTCCATCATCTTCATTCGCATCATGCAATCGTAGGATAGTGTCCAGTTGTCGTGTGTGCTTTTTACTTCCTAAAAGGTGGTCCATCGCCATGACAGCCCTACCTTTTCTATCCTGCGTTTCAAAATCAAAAACAGTGTTCTTTGTTATTACAGGATTAGTATCCGCAACGAATCCTTCAACCCTGATTTGAGATGGCTCATTGGTGGTGACTTGCATAGCATCCCTATGCTTTTCAGCAGCCATCCTTAAGGATTGTTCAGAGCCTTCCTTGTTTGCCAGCTTTTCAAGTTGTGAGTAGACATCCCTGGGAGTAGGTTCTCTATCTACAGCGATTGACTGCTCAGTACCTGATTGAGTGTCTCGTGAGCTTACCTTTTTTCCCTTTATCTGTTGTGCAGTCTTTCCTGAAGCAGCGCGAGTGAAGACATCTTCGGCTGTCTGATAGCCAAAGCCACGCATGTAATTCCTGAGACGCGGAAGGAATCGACCTACAAAATCAAAGAACCGACCGTAGCTTCCTGTCAGTGGGTTGGACTCTCCTGCCTGTTGAGCCTTCTTGTACAGTTCAAATGTCTTCGCCTGAAACTCAGCGGGGCTGGACATTGCTTCAGGCAGTGTTCCGTCAAGTGCCATTCGATGTAACTGAGGGTCGTACTCTTTCCACAGGCGTTTGATAGTGCCGGGAAGGGCTTTGAAGTTTACCTTTCCGTCCTTCATCTTGTAGACAGACTCAAGCAATTTGGAATCTGAAGGGCTGTACTCTGAGTAGAAGTCTTGCAGAATGTGGAATGCTTCGTGACTGGCTGTCTGAGCAACCCGCCTTGGGTCATCCTCATAAAAGGCCAGATTGATAACAGCTTGATTTCCGTTGTTTACATATTCTTTAAGACCCTCAAGGGAGTGTTTCCCATTTCCTTTAAGGGTCTTGTGAAACATAAGGCCAACGCCACCAGATATTCCCTCGCCACCAAGAACATCAACAACAGCATCACCAGCCAAGAACGCACCAACAATTTCCTTCGCGCCCATACTCTGGTTATCCATAACCTGTGTGCGAATACTGTCGGCAACTCTCTTTCCTTGTGCGCCTTGTTTTGAGAGGTTGTTCAGCCTCATGTTTAGGTAACGAACCGCACCTTCATACTTGGTGTTAGCCTTGGTTGTGGCGGCTTCGTCAATCTCGCCGCTCTCGTTCATCCTTACGGATGCCTCACCACCACGCAATCGGAGTGCTTCAAGCAGGGCTGAGTTTACTACAGGGCCAACCTCTTCGCGTAGCTGTGCGCCTTGTTCTGTGTCCTTGCGCCTTGACATACGGGGCTGAAAGGCTTCGTCAGTTGACTCGACCGTACCTTCTTCAGCAGTTTTTGGACGCGGCCTAAGGATAGGGTCACCAGTCTGACTGGCCTGTTCAGCGGTTGCTGGAGTTACATTTTTACGAGTTAAGTACTGGCGTAGTGCTTGGGCCTTTACATTATTATTAACACCACTTCCCATGATGTTAGCAATCTGTGGGTCATTCGCTTTGTTTTGTTCTCCCCATTCTAAAAGTTGTGGCGTGTTTAATTTTACAGCATCACGTTCTTCTTGACCTACCTTGGTTGGTGTTAGGTTTACATCTTGGACATCAGCAGCTTGTGCTTGCTCATCCATAAATGTCTGACCTTCTGGGCTACCTAGAAATTCGTCAACATCGAGGTTGTTGTCGATGGCGTACCGCGATGCATTTTGAACAAACACCGCATTCTGCCTAGCGTCCGTTGTTGGTGCTGTTTCTGGGTCCAGTGTTTCAAAGAACGGCTGTTGGTCACCAGTTAGAACTCTTGCTGATGAGCCAACTTCACCAACGCTTGGGGTGTCCACAATGGTCTGGGTTCTACCGTCACTGTCAGTAACTGTTCTTTCAGTGCGTTCACCCCTTTCCACAATAGGAACCGTAGCTTCACGGGTCTCTTGATTTTGAACCGTTGGGTCAAAGCCAATTTGCTGTACAGCATCTGGTCCAGTCAGTTGTTCTGTTGGGGCAGGGCGACCTTCAGCGTAGGCTTGTGCAGCATCAACAAGTTCTGGGTCAGTCTCAGGAGTTGGTCTCCCACGGGGCATTCCTGTTACAGAGCTTATAGCACCACCGCCAACCGAACCACGGATGCCAGCCTCTAAGACACGCTCTAGGTTTTCACCCCGCAACAGGTCAGGGTTATTATTTATATAGTCAATAGCTGCTAGTTGGTTGGCTTCCTGCGTTCCTTCGGTCAACCCCTCAACAAACGCACCCTTGCCACCAGCTTTCATCATTCGTGCAAATATGCTACGGGCTACATCCTTCCTTGCACGACCTGACAGCTTACTGGCAATTGCGGCTGGGAGTAGGGAGTCTAGGGCTGCGTTGATAGAGCCAATCATAAAGGCTGCGCCAGCCCGTGGCTCACCAGTACCCTCTGCGATAGAGGTGTATGCTTCTGGTATTGTCTGAACGCCACTGCCAGTAAAAAATCCAGCGGTGCGACCAACAGTCTGCGCGGTTGCTAGTTTTTTAGCGTAGTCGCCAGCCATTTTAGAGGCGAACCTTTCGGCAACTTTCTTTCCAACAAAACCACCAACACCACCGCCAGCAATGGACGTAAGAATAGACGGGATGAACATGCCGACTGTTTCACTGGCGTAAAGCGCAGCGTCACCGACACTGTCTACGTCTTTATAAGTGGGAACATAGCTTGGAGATTCTTTCTCCATACGTTCCATACTCTCAGTGTATTCTTTTAGTTGCTCATCCCTATAATCATCATACCCAAGAGAGTCAGCAACGATAGCTGGTAAGGCATCGCCAACAAGTGCAGATGTCTGGTCAATACCACGCGACAAGCCCCGTCCAAAAGCATCAAGGATTCCGGGGTCTTCCTTTTGCTGTGGTCCATAGCCCATCTGTGCAAAAAGATTTTGCCGTGCGGCCTCTATGTCTTCCTGAGAATGTCCAGTCACATCATAAAGTTTGCCGTCAGGCATTCTTACGGTATTAGCCATATTAATCCTATATCTTAGGAAGGAGTGTAGAGAGGGGGATTGCACCGTCATCGCTGTCGTTGGATGCAGAACTACTGAAGTCTGAAGCCCTAGACCGTGCCATCTTGTCGTAATACTGTTCCATCATGTTCATGGTAGCTGGGGTTACTTCAGTCGCATCTGGTGGGGCAAGACCTAGTCTTTGGGCTTCTGACAAAGCTGCTAGTGGGTCTTCCTGTAATTTGTAAAACTGACCCATCACAGAGTTATAGACTGAGGCGTTAGGCTTCGGCGGTTGGTTTGCTTTAGCCAGTCTTGCTTCTGCATTTATTCCAGCCGCATCACCCATTTTCTGACGGTAGCTAATTTGAGACAGAGTATCTGCAATACCAACCAAGCTGACGTTCAAGTCCATTGCCAGCTTTTGTCCCTTTAACTTGTGTTGGAATTCATCGTTAGCAATGTCGTATGCCATCTTATATTTTTTGAACATGTTCTCTTGCTGTTGCTTGGTCATGTTCTCGTAAGAGGCTATACCCTGCTTTGCTGCGCCAGCTAGTGCGCGACCAAAGTTAGCTTCGGGAGAGGCGGCAAGGTCAAGACCTACCTGTATAAGCGCATCAAAGAACATTGACTGAGGTGTGCGCTTCTGGGCATCGAACTGTGCCATTAGCTCCTTACGAGCTTTGATAAGTTCTGTTGTTCCCTCATTATATGTGTCGAGGAGAGCCTTGTTCTGTTCTGAAATCTCTTTAATCTTTGTGTCAAAGAAACCTAGTTCGCCTATCTGTGATAGGTTGGTCTTCCCAAGACTGCTTTTTGTTGAATCCTTTACAGCGTCAACAACAGCTTTTGCTGTTGAACTGCTTCCACCTCTGCTTGTGATTTGATTCTCTAACCTTTTACCAAACGCTTCACCCGGCTTTCTGTCACCGGGAGATATGGGTGGTCCACCATAGATACCTGAAGACCTACCCTGTCCATCATCGTCACCGAGCAAGCTACCATCTGTTGCATCATCATCTCTTTGGGTTGTGAGGCGGTTAAAGAAACTTTGTATTGCGCCGCTTCCCCCTGCCTTTGGTTTAGGCTTTGGAAGCGGAACCATGTTTGTGTTCATCTTATTGCCAAACTTTTTCAGATAGGCAGACTTTATCCCAGCAGCAGAACTCATATCATCTTCCATGTTTCGACCTTCAGGATTTTGAAGCCGACTGTATGCTGCTGCCATGTCCCGTTGGGAGCCGAAAGGAAACTTTGCCGCTTCCGCTTCCTGTGCCGCCTTGGCATCGTCTATTCTCTTAGGCAATGGGTTAGCCGTTGAAAAACCTCTGCCGCTTATTGAACCTATGCCAGCCCTATCGGTCTGTGCATTTTCTTGGCTTGGCACAAGGGGTTGTCGATTTGCAGTCATTTTACCTAGAGCGTTCTTCGCATAGGTCTGTACTTGCTGTCCGTAAGTATCAACGACTGACGGGTCAGTGGCTAATGCATTAAGACTCCTCACATCTTTCGCCGCAACTAACTCATCTATTGTGTCTAGGATTTGAGGTCTACCTGAACCAGTGTTGCCTGAACCGAACTTGGCAATCTGGGCTTTAGCCTTATTAACAAGCTGTTGGTTTGACATGTTGGCTGTAGATGGTGGCTGATTTACTGTAGAAACCTGACGCTTACTTACACCGAATGGGTTTGTATTCAGGTCACCAGATAACTCAAAGGCTCTATCAATAGTTTCATCACTATATCTGTTTTGCCCATTCTCAAATACTATCTGCGCCTTTAACAACCGTTTCTTGAAGTCAGGGTTTCTGAAGTCAACCTTATCGTCCACACCTACGCCAACAGCATCTGCTACAAACTTCTTATAGTTCTCTGTGCTTGCAGCATTGGGCTGGTCAGAGGCTGGCGCAAAGCGATTAATGTAGTCGTTTATGTTATCAATTCCACGATTTGCAGATGCATCCATGTTAATAAAGCCAGCCCTAAGTCCAGCAATGTCGCTGTCAAAGGTTGAGTAGCCTTTGTTTACACCTGTTGTTCCAAAGAACTGCTCACCAGTTAATGGTCTTAGGTTCAATGGGTTGCGGTTACGCTCACCAAGAGATGGTCGCCGCATCGGAACCCCGCCGTCATACATACCCTGAGGCTGTTGGGCTGGTTGGCGTTGAGCGGCCTGAGGCTTCATTTGTGGATGAGGCATAACAGACATGTTCTGTGCTTGAGCCGCTTGCTGTGCCTTGCCTTGAGTCCTCATTGCCTGACGGCGATTTATTTCAGCAACCACAAAGTTGGTCGGTATTTTGTCGGGACGCTTAAGCATCTCCATTAGCTGTGCGTCCTGAACTTGACCAAGAACAGACTGAAATTTAGCAGGATTAATCATGTCTCATTCCTTTAAGAGTACGGGTTACCCGTGGTTGGGTTAACCCCACCAAATCCATATGGACTGAAACCACCCATCTTTCCGTACAATCCAAGACCAGCTAGTCCTAAACCAGCTATAGATTGAAAAGGGGAAGCGGTCGGTTGTGTATAGCTTGTTGTAGACCCCATTGGTGCGCCTTGAAGAAGATTTGCCATAAACCCTACTTGACCATAGGGATGCTGCTGTTGCGCTTGGAAGTCCTGATAGGCTAGGTCGAGGCCAGCCTGACCCATCTGTTGATTTGCCCCACCAACTTGCATCAAGGCATTTGCTTGGTCGTATCCAAGTCCTTGCTGTGCGCCAACAAGACCTTGTATGCCCTGTGCTTGGGCCATTGTTTGTGCTGAGTCTGATTGTTGGGCAGTTAGGTCGGCAGCTTGGTTTAACTGCTGTGCTGTCATATCCATCTTCGCATCAGTAGCGTAGGCAGACTGTGCGTTCTTATATGCTTTAGATAACTGGTCAGCTTCCATCATAGCCATGCGGTCTTGGAGATTTTTCTGAGCCTCTGTGTTCTCAATAAACCTTCGTGAATTGTCACCGAAAGCCCCAGCAGCTACCTGTCTCGCCGCACGTTTTTGTGCAGCTATGTCTTCAGCGTCAAAGGCTCTTTGTCTTGCAACATCGAGGACTTGCTGTTGATACGGGTCCATGTACTGTTGCGCCGCAGCAGCATCAAATGTTTGAGCCTGTACATTTTGGGCTTGGATTGGAGATAACCCTTTGATGCCCTGCATCGCCTGACCAAGGTCAGCCTGACCAGTGCCTTGCATGTCACGAATGTCTTGAAAGGCATCAAGCTGGTCTTGTGAATAGTCCTGAATCCTATCACCGCCGTATGTTTGATAGGGCTGTTTGACCAGATTAGCAGCTACACCAAGATTATCCTTCAACGGGTCGAGGATATAATCAGGAAGCCTCGTTGTTTGACTTGTGGTCTGTGTACCTGAACTACAAAATGAACCCATAATTTATCTCCAAAGGAATGTTCCTGTGTCTCCAGTGATTATTGTTGTTCCAATGTCTCGCCCAAAGCGGCGATACAATCTTGACTTTATGTCTGTGTCTACGGGGCCAAAGTTTGCAATTAACAATGGCATCCCAGCTTCAACAGCTATTTCTTTTGCCTTCTGGACCAGCTTGAATATCGCCCGTGTCTTCCTTGCTTCAGGCTTGACGTAAGTGAACTGGTCGAACAAAGCCACATCATCGGACCACCAGAAACCATCAGGACGTAGACCCATGATGGCAGAGACCAAACCATTGACCTCTACAACGAGTATACACCCCATCTCTCGACAGTGCCGTATTGCGTTAGTTACCTTTTGCGGGTTGATAGAACCCATGCCAGCTTCGCTATGCATAGCCATTAACAAGTCAAGGACTATTGGTTCGTCAAGCTGCCCTGCTATTCTCAGACTTAACTCGGTCACGGTATTTCCTCAATGCGGCGTGGCGTTTTTTCTCTAACACCTCAATACCCCGCTTATAGTTCCCATTTCCTTCGTCAAGCACACGCTCGTATGGCTCTACATACTCACGGTTGGATAGGGCGATTGGCCCTACCAAGTCGTCCTTCGGCCCACCCGGACCTACAACCTCACCTGTAGGTTGTCGTGGTAATTCTTTTTTTTTTAAAGATGGAAGCCCACCTGAATCCATATTCAGGATTCCGGGCATCTCAGTAAAGAAACGATACTCACCCTTGCCATCTCGACCGTAGCGACTGAGGTCAGGGAAGGGTTCTGTGTTTAACTTAAATGATGTACCGCGCTCACCGTCTTCGTCTGTTTCAACTTTGATACAACTGTTAGACTCCTCGCTGTAGACGTATCCTTCAGGGCAGGGGTCTTTCTTTTTAGCAACTTCAGAGTCACCCCCGTCATCACCGTTCCAATTGCTTTCGTCAAAAGGATTTAGGTCACTGTCGCCCGTGTAAACTTCATTAATTCTACCGTACTCTTCACCAGCAAGGTTCTTCCCACCACCAAAGAGTGATTTCATTATTCCTGAAAATCCTAGTGAGGGAAGCCCTGAGTCGTGAGTGTAACCGCCAACTCTGTTTGGGTCATCTGGGTCTATCATGTACCCAAAAGCCCCATCCTTTACGTTTCCTTGTTTGGCAGCGAGGTGTGCTGCATACGCTTTCTTTCCAATCGGGTCTTTTCGCTGACTGAGTGCTGTAACTTGGTCCTTGGTTAATCCACCAAATGCGCGAGGTGCGCCTGTTGTTAGGTCTTGTCGGTTTAAAGAATAGGGGTTATAGCGAGCCGCATTCAGGCGACTGAATATACCCCTAATGCCCGTTGGTTTGTCATCAGCTAGTGTTCTCTGGTCTGGTGTTCTGTAGGTTCCATAGCTAGTTCCAAGAGGAACCTTACTGACCATGTCAGCGTATTTTTGAGCTTCCTTCCTATTAGCGAATTGACGGCCCATTGTTGCGGTATCTTCGTTTACATAGTCATATTGAACGTTAGGTCTGTTGTAATCGTCCCCAAAGTCTGTCCCAAGGTCTGTTCCATCACTAAAGCTACCACCATATGACCCACCGCCAGCACTGTCTGGTCCCATATTCCCAGAGGTGTCGCCACCATATGGGCCATCCATGTCATCAGCGGGGTCATCATCGCTGAAATCGCCAAAGCTACTTCCACCGCTGACAGCCCCTGAACCTTCTCCCAAAAAGAATGACATGATTCCCATTGGGCCGGGTTTACCAGCACCGCCAGCGGCTTTTAGCAACCCACCTTCTTGAGGTGTAATGTAGGCCAGCATATGTTCCTGACCAGCAATATCTGCGGTGAGGGGTGGACCGCCGTTTCTCATCCCACGTTGTATGACGCACATTACGCTAATATCCCTTTGTTTCTCATGGCCTTAATTAATGTTGCTAGAACGGCAGCAACTTGAGCAGTGCTTGCAGTCCCTGCGTTCAGAGTTTTTGTTTCTGTAAAGTTAGAAACAGTAAAGCCAACATCAGGGTCACCTGTGTTGGCTGCTTGGTTAATCTTTTCTATTTCGTTTTCAAGTTCGTCTACCAGTACATCACCCCAGTACTGCATGTTTTCAGTTGGTCGGGGCAGTACCATTATCTCTCACCATCTGGTTGCATATCGACTCTCGTATGGCCCAACCGCCAGCTAGTCCCGACCGCATCTGATTCAACCTTGATAGACAGTTGCCGCCCTCGCACCCTTGGATTAATCTTTGTCGTAGTAGGGGTGATTGAAAATGGTCCTTTAGTTGCAGAACTGGACATAGCGTCTTTTCTGGTGGAGAAGGATATTTTTGCTGTCCCGTCAACGATGAGGTCTGGAAGCGCACGTTGGATAAACATAACTTCTTGACCATCTCCGATATCCATGTCGGCACTTGTAATAAACGAGTCCATCGCCGTGCCATCATCATCATTCCCGATTTCGTGTGAGTACAGGTATCCTGTTGTTCCTGCCCCAATGTTGTTCGGGAAGGTTGAAGCGTCTGACCACGCCGTGCGTGACATGGTTCCAATATCCCAAACGTTCTCACGATAATTATACTTAACATATCTATTGTTCTCGTTATTGCTTGCATCTGGATAGAACCAGAACACCTCACTGTGTTCTTTATCTAGTCCAGCAACCACCTTCTCAATTTGAACTGAATTCAAATCCTCAAATACAAAGTTATTTACAGGACCGATTAACGGTCTAACCGAACCGTCAAAGGCAAAGAACTGCTTTATGCCCATCCAGTAAACGATACCGCCAACCTCAACCGCTGCTAGTGGACCACTGAGACCACACCCAGTAGCAAGCTCTCTGAATCCGAAAGTGTAGGGTGGTCCCCTGAATGTCATCGAATGGAGACTTGTATCAGTCCATATCAATATTTGACCGCGAGTTCTTCTTGCTCCAATAATTTTGGAGCCGCCAGTAATTCGTTGAGTACCCGCTGTATTGGTTGCAGCGGGTGTCCAAGTGTTTGTTGTTTCTTGGCTTGCAAATGCAATTGTTAAGGGGTCATCAGCCCCAAGTGCAATTAGGTGTCTGTCAGGTGTGGATACAATAACACCACGGGTTGTATCTGGTGTGGCTGAGTCACTTGTATATGCATCGTTAATAAAGAAGGCTCTGTTGCCTACACCGTTGCTGGCATCCCACTGTATCAATGGCTGACCAATTACTGATGCAACCAAGTCCTCACCCAGAATATCAAAGGACCAAGTTCTTGCATCAACCTCAACACCAGTTGTATTGGCTGGAACATTCCAGCCGCCACCAACTCTCGCTGTATTCCATGTTCCAACCCCGTAACCATAATCAAACACAGACGATGACTGACCGGGGTTAAGAAGAAAGGAGTAAGACACTGTCCCGCCTGTGCTAGAGGCTGTAGCGGATGCGTTGCCACTTGGCGTTGCCCCAGCAGTCAGGGGTTGTGAAGCATCAATAGTAAATGAGTTTGTGTTTACAACAGTAACCTGAAACTCTGTGCTTGCCGCCCAAGTTATACCGCTAAAGTTAGCGGCCCCCAGTATGATACGATTACCAGTGACTAGTCCATGTGCGTTTGAGGTTATTGTCACAACGCTTGAGCCGCTCGTTACTGCAAAAGCATTGCTCAAATTGCCTGTGGCTGTTGCTGGGGTCACATCATACAGTACGCCGCCCTTGTATATATAAAGGTGCGTGTGTGTGCCTACAGCAATTAGTGCGGATTCATTATTGTCACGCCACTGAATAAGCCCTCGACAAGAACCGCTAAATTGATTTTGACTTAACTTCTGCCAACCCTTCAGTTTTTCTGGTTTGCCATTCCAGAAGCGTATCTTGTCGCTGTCTACCCATCGACCCTCAGAGGAATAGCTTGTGTCATCTTTTACAATTCCCGCTGCAAATTTTAACGTAGCTAATGGCATTATGCTGCTGACCCGTAAAAGTTGGACATTGAAATCAAACCGCTAGTTGGCAAGTTGGAGTTGTTGGAAACAACTAAAGTATTATTGCTGGTACTGCTGCCGCCAACGTGAACAGTGATTGCTGCCCAGCCAGAAGATGGACCACTTCCAACGGTTCGTATTACCTGTCCAGCACCAAGAGTAAGTGTGTTACTTGCTGATGCGGTTTGATTATACCCCGGAGATAAAGTATGTGACCTGATAAGACTTCCGTTTGCGTACATACTGACAGTAGCTGAACCAACGCCTTGTATGTAATACGCAACGTAATAATTGTAGGTTCCAGCTTTATCGACAGTAAAGTTTCTGTCCATAGTTATTGTACTGCCGTTATCACCCCAAAGGGCTTGTGTGTACAAACGACCAAAAGTATTTATCTGAGGAACATGTCCCCCGAACTGAGGGGTTCTCGCTCCCGGCTGGTTGGAGTTGCTCCCACCAAGGCTAGATGCAGTGACAGTCTCTATCGCTTGGTTTGGTACTAAACCACCATTCTTATAATATTCACTTAACGAATGTGGTGCAGAGCCACCGAATTCCGTGGCTATCTGACTCATCTTAATTACAGACCCAGATGACTGTAACGCCATTAGACTGTACCAAATGCTGAGATATCATCTTCACTGGTTATCGCGCCATTTGTAGCAATCTTAGCTACGGTGGAAGACCCATATGTAAAGACTAGATTGTTACTTCCATCAACAGAGATTGACCAACCACTGCCACCAGTAAGGCTTAAGCTGCCGCCGAGAGAACTTGATGCCGAGGCCCAGCTTAACTGACCAGAACCATTTGTTGTTAAAACCTGATTGGCTGAACCTTGCCCTTGCGGAAAATTATTTCCATCTAAAACCACTGAGCCAGTGCCGTTGGGGGTAATCGTAATATTCCCGTTAGTGTCCGTAGATGTTATTGCGTTTCCATTTATATTGATGTTGTCAACGTCAAGGTCGCCAGTGATGTCGGTCGTGCCAGTGATGGTTGTGTTTCCAGCAGCTAGAGTTCCTGACCCTACAATGTTCGATGAAACATTTAGTATACCAGTTACATCCACACCACCTGATACCGCTTGCGCTTTGGTGACTCCATTATGACGAAGCTGATTAGCCGAACCCTCTGAAAGAGAATGAACAGAGTTAACCCCGTCTGTATGAATTATTCCCGATGAGTTTGCGTAGACTGTGGCGGTGACAGAGTTGCTACCAACCTGAAAGGTTATGTTCTGACTGTAGCCATTTATAACATTTATTATTTTCTTAACACTACTTGGAAGGGTTACTGTTACCGCTCCTGACGGGGAACCCGAATACTTATATGTAGCAAATCTCGTAGATTGATTGGCTGTTCCATCAGAAGGGGCAGTTACAGTCTGTGATGTGGCGCTGGATGAAATAGAATATATGCCAGCAATAGCCTCATCAATCATATCAAAATTGGTATTAGTAATATCTCCCCAAGAATTGGCGTTCTCGCCCGTTCCTTGTTTTTCAAAACCAATGTTAGTGTATGTTGATGCCATTACAATCCCCAATAAAAAAGCCCCACTTTTAGGTGAGGCAGATTCCTTATTTTAATATATCATACCGTTAACTGATACTGCTGAACTATCTCAGCCAGTTATTCCAGCTTTCAACGTTAGTCGAAGTTGACAAGTCAACCCAAGTCTCTGTTGTAGAGGAAGCCATAGATGTCCAATTTTCTGCTGGGCTGCTTGTGTTAAGAACCGTCCATAATACAGCCCCGTCTGTTGTCTGGATAAAAAGGAACTCTTGACCACTAATACCAGAGTACACAGCCATACCCAAGGTAGACTGAGTGAAGGAACTTTGCGCGGGTACTACTCCCCGCATGACTAAACTGCCAAGGGCTGACTTCGTAAAATTAGCTGACTGTGTAGATAAAGCAGACCGAATTACAATACTTGCAGACTCCTGAGTAAAGTTAGCTGAAGATTCGGCTGCACCTACAGACGTTATATTTCCTGCTGACTCCTCAGTAAAAGAAGTTATTAGTGTACTAGCGCCACTCGCTAGGCGTAAACCATCAGATGACAATGTAAAGAACGAGTCTAGAGAGGCTTCTGTAACCTTTATTTTGTTTGCTGCTGCGCTACTCTCAAAGCTGCTTATACATTCCTGTGCGCCAGAGAGTATGGCAGATGCATCAGATGTCTGGGTGAAGTTTATGTCACCAGTCAAAACACCAGACATAATGCCTACACCAATAGAGGCTGTGATATCCATTGTGCCACTTAATTCAAGAACGCCTGTAAAAACTGGCGTGGCGTTGCCCGAAAGTTCAAAGTCAGAGGTTAAAGTTTCAGAACCAAAAAGCATTACTCCTTGGGAAGCTATAGCCCTTTCGGATAATGCCAACTCACCAAACATCAGGCAGCTACTTCATTAACTATAATTCTTGTTCCTGCGTAAGAGTAATTTATATAAACAATGCCTTCACCATTACTTCTCGCTGTACAAGTTAGTGTTCCTTGAGTGGTAGCGTTGTTACCCACTTGATAAGGGATAAAGATTGTATACTGGTCCCAACCAGAGGGCCGCGTATAAATATCCATCACAGTTAAAAGTTCTGTATCAGTCCCACCTCTCCAATTTAATTTCAAATCCATCCTATTGCTTGCTTCACCTAAAGACGGAGTTGAAATATAAAAATACAAAACACTATTTGAACTAACTGGTGTGTAATCAATTGTCCATGCAGCGACATACGAAGTTGAACTTGATACATTAACTTGTTGCATAGCAGAATACATAGCTGCATTGAGCAAGGAACCCGATGGCATATCACCCTTCACAAGAGACAGCTTAGAAGACGGAACTGTAGTGCTTGTTCCCATTAAATTAGCAAGTATACGAGCGTTGCTCATGTCTTACTCCGGTTTGGTAGGCCACTTAACATCGTCAAGGCTGGTAGCGCTTTTGGTAATATCACGCAGTTCCTGACGATATGCTTTACGCTCATCGCTCATTGTTAGGTCGCTAGATGCCCACCAGTCCACTTCGGCAAGTCGTCTGTCGCGCTCTGCCCGTAGCAGTTTCATAGGCTCTGCTGCCTTTATCTCATCAGCCTTTGCTTTGACCGCTGACCAAGTTGTACCCCAGTCATCAGGGTTGTTACTTTCAATGGCTGTTCCAGTTTCATCAGCGCCTGTAATTTTGCGGAACATCTCTCTAAATTCATCTTCTGTTGTTGGCTCACCACGAAGCACCCATTCGTTGATGCCTAGTTCTGTGAGTGCTTGTGATACGCTCATTTTCTTCTCCTATCCTATTCTGAAGCCATTAAAACTACTATACGACCCTGCGTACAAAGTCGCATTACCCTCGTGGAAAATTCTCATGGTGTCGCCAGCCGCCAAATTGACACACATCGTTCCATCAACGTAGTCGTAGTCGCCTCGTCCGTAGTAATGAGAAATATTAGTGCCGCCTACCAACGAGTTGTTTTTGTGAAAGTAAAGGTTTTTGTAACTAGTGTCGGGGTTCGCTGAAGAGTTTTTGTCATAAAGCAATCTGCTATAGAAATAGTAAGTACCATTTGCGCCTGTAGGAACTGTAAAGATACCAGTAGTATTGTTGTACCCACTGCCTTCATTGGTATCGACGCTTTGGAAAATAACATAGTTTCCGTTTGCCAGTGTGCCAACAGAGCTATCAATGTATCTGGCATGAAACGCTACCACTTTGGGTGAAAGATAACCTTGAGTGTTAATCGTCAGCGCACTAGTCCCGTTGGTGTGTTGTACCTCGCCTACCTTTAAGATGCTTGTCATCTTCTATCCACCTACTTCTAACAAAATTAATGCGTTCATATTGTCAGCGCCACCTGAACCGTTAAAACCATAATACCAAGTTGCATTGTTGTGGGTTGTGTATTGAACTTTGTACGTTATCGCAGAAGTTGTAGCTGGCTCATCAATAAAAGCAGCATCAAGGCTCGTCCATTCACTGGCAGCTTTATATTCTACAGCTTGTCCGTATTGATTAGACCCAGTTGGAACAGCATAAGCACCGCCGCCAATGCTTCGCACTGCTTTACTATAATGATAAGTGGCTACATCGGCGTTCATTCCTATTCGACTAAAAACCAAGATTTTACTACTTGTTGATGCTGGGGTTATAGAAGCCGTAAGTCCCGTATCAATATAAGTTCCAGCCGTTACAGAGCCTGTTAATCTGGGAGTGGCGGCGGCTCTAATCATTTGACTCACATGACCCGGAATACTTACACCATGACCGCTGGTCTTCTCAACAATGTCATCAACAAAGAGCTTACTCATTGTGCAATCTCCGTCAGGGTCAGTGAGTAAGCACTGCTATCGTGTACAATTTTTACATTGCCGCCCCCAGATGACCTAAAGTATGGCTGGTATGTTAATTGTGATGTGCTTGTTGCTGTGTAGCTTCCACCAAAAACAGCAGGGGGCCACCTTGAAGCGGATTGAAGACCCATCTGATAGTCTGCGGCCCCCGCCATGACAGCGTAGGAGCCACTACCAATTTTCTGATACATTTTCATCCATATAATATCACTTTCACAATCAACCATTGATAACGTGCAATCTATTAATATTAGATTTCCTGATGCTTTAGGAGTAATAGAAGCTATAATACCTGATGCTGTGAAGGTTTGCGTTGCAGCTTGTATATTTGAGCTACTAGCCACATAAGTTCGCACACACTGGATAACATGACCCGGAATCTGC